AATCCATTCAATATGGAAATCTTCAATATTTCAACCCGCTCAACACAATCTAAATTATCTTTTGATTGGACTATTATTTACATAGTCAGCTCAACATTTGTATCATTTTTAATATACAGATATATAACAGGCGTAGATATTATTGATATAGAAACGGACTTTTATAACTGTATATTTCAATTATTAATAATTTACACTCTAGAAAGAATTATTAATTCAATAAACCGTACTTCAGGGTTGAGTAAAACGCGCTATATTATGTATCTCTACTTTATTATAGCGCCATTTTCTGCTCGTTATTTAATACCCGACCTTTTCAGGGTCTTCCAAGGTACATTAAAGTATAAAAATATTGTCCCATTAAATCCAATTATGTTTTCAATTGCTACGGACATACTTGGTTTAATGATAGTTAACATATCAATAAATAGGTACTTGGTTTTAGATAATGATAATATCAAAGAAGTTGATAAGCCTGCTAGGTATATAGGAAAAGATAAAGACCAAGATAAGAGTGATCAAAAAAAAGAATCAATATATGTAAAATCTGAATTCAATTTAGGAATAGGCAAATCAGCAATGGATTCTGTAATTAAATCCATGCTTTCACGAGCAGCATATTCCACAAGAATGACTAACTATAGCCTGTTTATTATGGTAATATTAGTCGCAATCGGCGGAAGTGCTTCGCTTGGGACTGTAGCTTTAAATCAAATTGATAGAATTCGAGAAATAGAAATACAAAGAAAAATCCTAGATATGCAGCACGAAGGATATAATCGCGCAATTGAAAGTCAAATTGTTTTCAAACGGAGGGTTGATTTTGCGTTAAAAAAAATAATACACAAAACAAGTATAGATAAAGAAATCTATACTCAAATCGACTCCTTAATGCGTAATTATGTTAATCCAACTTCAGAAAGAAGTCTTTCAAATATTTTACAAGAGGGTACTTTAGGTATCGACCCATATAAATTACTACTTGAAAAAATCGAACGACAATCAACTATTAGCTGGCCTGACATAACTCTTCGTGTAGCAATAGCTGCTTTAACATTATTCCTTGTTCAAATATTTTTCAATATTTATAAATACAATCAGCAACAAGCAAGTTACCTTTTTTCTAAAGCAGAAATAATAGAGCTATACAAAGAAACGGAAGCAGATAAAAAAGACCTTCGAAGCGGATTGCTTTCTAAATTAGACTCAGGTCCAGGATTTGGGCAAGGGCCAACTTCGCCCACTGAACAAGTAATTAACATTATGGACAAAGTAAAGGGAGGATAGAATTCCATCTCCTTTGATCGCACTGCCAGACGGGAACAGAAGAAATGGTAACAAGTATAAGCATAAAGCATTACCCACTTATCAGGACGCACATTGATCATTTAGTATGTTGTAGTAGGCTGCTTTTATAAAACCTAGTCAACTCATTTTGGTCTAATTTATCCAAAATTTGAATTGACTCACTTGGATAAATCCGCATTATATCAAAAGCTTTTTGTTTAACTTGTGCACTTTCAATACTCATACTTAAATTTATTATTTTATTTAGATAGTCTTTTCTAGGGTTATTCTTGATATACTGGAGAGCAGCTAATAATATTGACAAATCCTTACTTTTAAGATCATAATCAATATAATTGTAATATTGTAGAATATTTCTTTCTGAAATTTCATTGATAAGAGTAATTCTTGAGTATTCATCATCGGTATTTTTTAGCATAACCATTAAACTATCTTCTGATCTAGGAAGATCAAGAACTGGGTAATTAAATAGCTCATTATCAACAGTCAATTTAAATCTATCTTTTGTTCTAATATATTTATCTTCACCATAGTTAATCCTAAAATACCCATCCATATTTACTTTATATCTCAACTCTTTAAATCCAACAATAAAACTTATTTCACAAATTTCATCTTTTATGATAATTTTTTTTAAAGTCTTCCTACTTTTCTTTAGAGAAAGATCGTCTTTCGAAATAAGCCAATTGTATTTTACTTGAACAGGTTCTCCTAAAGGCTCTACATCATAATGCTTATAATTCGAATTATTTAGCTCGTATTCTACATTATTAATAAACTGCGGGCTAGAACTCGTATTTTGAATTATCATTTTAACAACTGGGTAAGACTTAACGTACACAACTTCAGCACTCAGTATTTTCAAATCAGGTTCTGCTTTCAAATTAATATAGAGAAAATATACTCCAGCACTAATAGTAGATAGTATACCCAATAAAACACTTATCAATTCTAGCCTTTCTTTATTTATTTGACTTCGGAAGAGGTTTGCACCCATTTTGTTTCATATATTTATATGCCATTAAAAATCCTTTTAATATTTCTACCGAGTTTTTATTCTGGTAAGCTTTTGGCACAGTGCGCTCATAATTATTCAAATACTGTTGCACTTCTACACGAAGAGGCATATCTGATAGACAATATAGAGGCCATTTATAGTGAAATCTAAGATTGAAATAATATTTTAATATTAATTCAATATTATGTTCTTTCATTCTTGCTCTTATTGTTTTTGTTAGCTCACAATTATCTTTAAGAGTATTGCATCTAACAAAAGCGCCAAAAATCTCTGCTCTATCTTCCTCGACGCTAAACGTCGAATAGTTTATTATATTATTGGGATTTTGTGCAAATCTAATAAAATCATCTTGATCATTATACCTCATAACGTATTCTAAAATATTTTCCCTTCTCGATGACTTTCCCTTAGGCGGCTGCCATGATATATTCATATATAAATCTCCCAATATTTCATCTACTGCATTGTACCAAAAAGCAACTGCCGTTTTTTTGTTTTTAACATAATTTAAAATTTCAATTGATAATTTTATTGCTTCAAAATACCGCTCATTATCTAATAATTTAACAATAATAATATTATATATTTCATCATTTGAGAACAAATTTTCAGGGATTAATCTTATCAGGGAAGAAAAATTATTATTATGTTTTAAGGCATCTGATATTAGATTATCCATTACAATGGAATTATAATTTTTTATATGCTCCTGGACTTGAGAATTAAACTTTTTGTACTTCAATAGCATATTAAGCGTTTCTTGATATTTTTTCGCAGATTCTATCCCCATCGAAAAATCTTTTAATCTAAAATAGGAAATAGACTTTCTCATACTTGAGTTCGACAATTGATAATAATTATCAACAGTAATATCATTAAAAAGGCTTACTTTATGCATAACTTCCTTTTCAAAACTATCCCTTATCCATATATCTAATATTAGTAACTCTGTACTATCTGGGTATTTTAATAACAACTTCTCCCACTCATAATCATTAAAGCTAGGTTTTTTAATGTATTTACATGCTAATTGCAAATTACGATCTAGCTCATTTTCTTGGAGCGTATTTACTGTAGTTTGACTAATTGCGTTATAAAAGCAAAAATAAAGCAATAAAAAGCCAGTTAATTTTACGATCATTTTAATGTAAAAATTTTAAGGTTTACAAGTAATAACTTGTAAACGTTACCTAGTGCGAATAACTTGTAACTGCAAATACTGGTATTTGCTCATTATTTCCTACGGGAAAAATACCCTTTTTTTGGAGGGATGGCCATTGTTGCGCAAGCGGGGACGAAACATGTAACTACATTTAATATGGCCACTAACCGGCTATTTTAAGCCTACAAAACACTTGCCCTTTTTGGTTAATATATATTTTATGTGTAATATAGTGCTATGACAACTATATTATATGAACACCCTACAAAGTAATGCTACGTTACTAAATCCCGAAGTCCTTCTTCGGCTTCTCCTGTATAAAGACAGTTCACAACAATCCACCACTCAATTAGCCCCTGACTGCTGGATTGATTTTGATACTGCTTTTGGTCCGCAGTTTCAGGTAGGGACCCAGCATAAGGTATCGGTTCTTAACGCGGATCGTAAGTCCAGCCCTTATTCGGTGGTGGTGGCTAAGTCGCCTATTCTAGGACAAATACCTCATCCTGAACAGGAGCAAGTCATGGTACCAACGGCCACCTTGTACTTGTTGCCGATATAAGCAGCAAGAAATTATGGGTTAAATCAAAAATGCTGGTGCTTTTAGTGCCAGCATTTTTTTTGTGGTGGTTTACTCTACGTATTGCTATTTGAAACCGGGGCGTGGGTGAAATTACAGCTATTATTAACACGCTTTTAAATCCTTGAAAAGCTGAGGTTCTTCTAAACTGTAAATTAATAGTTTTGTGATAGTTTCTATTAAAAATTTACTAATAGTGGCAGAGTTCACCAATACTTGCAGCTCCTTATCTTTAAATTTTACAATCTTGCCATCATGAGTTTCATCCAACAGCCCCAAGTACTCTACTGGTGATCCATGCGCTATTCTACTTCTATAAGCATATAATGAAGTGATTAATTTTTTAAACTCAATGTTACCAAATAAACTTCTGTAATCAATGGGTTCTTTTAAGCGATTGTTTAATAAAAATAATTTATTTATTAATTGTTTCGTTAATGAGTCGCCAGTATCTTGTGGGGCATGGGTTAGCAACAACTCTAGTATGGAGAAGTATTCCAAAATTTTCATCTTTGAAAAGTCAGATGTTCTTGAAGTCTGACGAAAATATTCGATTGCAGTCAATATAAACCTATATTCAAAGTCTTTATTATTATGCGCGTTTCTTGAAAGGGTTTCATATCGTTTGTAAATTTTTTTTGTTGTATTTAGAAATGTTTTCGTTATTTTAATTGGATTATAAGCTTGGTTAACAAATGTGAACATGCCATAAAATAAATGGCCTGCTTCACCTGTAGTTTGTGGGCTAGGCTCTTCACGTTCCGCAGTTGGCCAATGGAGCTCTATTGGTAAGAAAATTTTACTTTGCAGATATAGGCATGGTCTAAGGGTAAATAATTCATGATTCCATTGACTATTTCTATTTACAATTACATAGTAGTTCCAATTCGTACTCGTTAACAGTTTACCATAATCAATTTTATTATCTTTTATAGTTATCTCCTGCTCGTAAAAATATAAATAACTGTGAATGTCTCGAGGAGGTAAAGTCTCAATTAAGTTTCCTTTAATCCACAAAACTTGTTCTTCTGTTGCTCTTTCTAAGTATTGATTATCGACTATTTCATAAGGTAGTTTTATTTTTTTGTCGATCAAAAGTACATTTCCAATAAACGCAAAGGTTTCTTTAGCCATAAGTACAAGTATAGTAATTTGATTGTGTAAATATAAGAAACTTCATTTTTGAGCAAGTAGCTTATAATCTCTTTATCATGCACTTTATATTGTTACACAAGCTGACTTGAATCATGTAGCTACATGTAATTTTGTCGCTGATTAAAATACCTGTGACTTTGGGTAAAGGTCTCGTCAAAAAGTACGTATTTTACCATATAAAAGTCAAGTATTAATATGTCAGAGATTACAGAACAAGTGGGGCAGTTGATTCGGGAAGCACGTAAGGCAAAGGGAATGACACTAAAAGATTTAGCCGAGAAAACTGGCGTTAGTGAAAGTACATTTAGTCGCTATGAAGCGGGCAAGCAAAGTGTCTCGTTTGAGCAAGCTCATAAAATAGCAAACGTATTAGGGCTGAATTTGAAGGTCAGTTTTGAATAGCTATTTTTTTGCCTTTAAACTTGCATTTAATGCAAGTTTATATTAATATTGTATAGTCAATGAGAAGCCCAAAAGTTATATAGTACCCTAGTGGGTTGCCCAACGAAGTAAGCCAGTCTATTGATAATCAATAGAAAACCCCAACGCTAGAAATCTTGGCGGATACGAGCGAAGGGGCTAATGTTCAACATTAACCTTATAGTCAAAATGAACACGGAGCAAAGCTACGTGGGTAGGGGCAACTATGCAACCCCACCTCCACCAATGGCCCAAAATGCGGCCCAAACACCTCCTTCGCTGGATGATTGGCAAAGGGCTTTCCTTGGGAAGATTGCCAACAACAAAGAGGCACTTAGTGGCCTATTTGACCTGTTATATCTGGCATGGGATTTTAGGGATTCCCGAAAAAGTGTCGAGTTTCAGTCTGAATTATTTTCATTCTGGATTGACAACAAGAATGTAGATCTGAATAAGTATAGAACTGAGATACGTGATTTTGTGACTCAACTTATTTTTGTAAATAAGTTGAAAGAAGAGTTTGAGTTTTTTGATGACAATTCGGGCTATACCCGCTCCTGCAATTCAAAAAAGGAGGTGGGCCGTGAATAATAGTCAGCAAACCACCCCGGAGACTAAAGTCCAGCTTAGTAAGCCCCTGATAGATCCTCCCCTTTGGTATAGCTATCAAAAGGAGTATTCCAGACTTGAGCTACTGAGCGACCAACTAGGGAAAAGTCATCGACTCTCCCTGCATCAGGAAGTGGTGTATAATTTACTCAACTCGCTTTCCCCCTACCGGACAAATCCGGCAAACCTGCCTGACGACGTTGCCCAGGCCCGCATTACGGCCCTGCAACTCGTCAATTATTTCCTTGAGCAGCTCATCATTGCCAATCCCCTGCTATTACCTATGGGGTATGAGATTGTCAATCAGGATAATTACCTGAGCCTGATTCGGTCTCCGTTTGGTGGTGTTATTTCGTTGCGTACCGACAGTATGGCTCCTTTGTTGCCAAAAGATACAACTGTTGCCTTTTTTCAACTAAAACCGGATGAATGGAGGCAGACTCAGAAAATCGTTTCCATTTATCGGTATAGTGATTATGATACCGAAATGGTTGGCCGAATTACTAATGTCACCGAGGAGTCCTTCACCCTTAAGCGGAGAAATCCCGATTGGCCCGACGAAGTGATTCCCTGGTCGGATGTGGTTAGAATCTTGTCGCTTGATTTTTTGGTGGGTGCCATGATCGAACCAGACTACGAATAGGTATGAACGAGCTAATTCAACTTACCACCAATGAACAAGGTTCGGCGGTGGTTGCCTCGGCTCGTGAACTATACGAGTTTCTCGGTTTCGATGGGTCGCAGTGGTCGCGTTGGTCGAAAAAGAATATCATCAACAACCCCTACGCCAAAGAAGGGGAAGACTGGGAGCAAATTGAACTCGACATTAAGTCGAAAACCTCCGAAGGTGGTCGGCCAACCGTCGATTATGCAATTTCGGTAGATTTCGCCAAACGGCTATCCATGCTTGCCCGAACGGAGAAAGGCGAAGAGGCACGGCGGTACTTTTTGGAGTGTGAACGGAAAGTTCAAAAACAGCCCTTTTCATTGTCAGTGGAACAGGTCTTACTGCAACAAGCCCACTTGTTAGTGGAGCAGGGCAATATGATAGCTCAACTCCGCGCCGACGTAGAAAGTATACGGGGTACCGTTCGTTTGCCCAAGCCCTCGGCCCCTCCTCACTTGAAAAGGACTCCCCAGCTTAACAGTCCTTCGCCAAAACGCCCGGCTTCGGATTTACGGCAGGCGGTGAAGCATCGGGTGAATGAGTACTGCGGGTATCACGGAGCCGAACAGGGCGATACGTACAATTATCTATATAGGCGGCTTAATGAGGTGTGGAGCATTAACGTATACCGACTAATCCGTCTAAACGGAGAGTCACTTTTGGATGCTATTGAACGCTACGGTCATCTGGACAAAATGTACGGGCTCATAATGGCGGAGCTGAAGTACGTCGAGGAGTAGGCGCTATCGTATAGGCAGAAGACTCTTGGCAAAGCCTAATGAATCAGCTAATTGCTTTACTGCCAAGGTGGGCTATAGCTAAAATAGGTTAAGCTGGATTACACGGTTATGTCGTGTAATCCAGCTTACTCAATCACCATAAACTTAATAGGACTACGCCTAATTTGGACGCAACAACTGAGGTATGGAAAGAGGTACCAGATTAAGAAAGTCATTACGAATTTCGGGCGTAAAGCTTCATTCACTTTGGCTACTAAAATGAGGCTGGTACGTATGTTTAGTTGTAATTAAAATTCTAGTTAATTTATTGATTTTAAGTATATTATGTTATAAATTTACTTGTGATTCAGACCAAAACATATCGCTATAAACTCAACCCCTCCCCATCCCAACAACGGTCGTTGGTGCAATGGTTGGGCGCTTGTCGGTACGTCTATAATCTGAGTTTGTCCTACAAAAAGACCCTGTGGGAGCAAAACAAGATTAGTATTGGTAAGTATGAGATTCAGAAAGAACTATCAGCCATTGCCAAACAAACCCCTTGGTTGGGCTGCGTTAATAGTCAGACCTTGCAGGAAGTGACCGACCGGGTTTTCAATGCCTACGAAGGCTTTTTCAAGCAGGGTAAAGGATTCCCTAAATTCGCCCGGAAAGGTCAGTATCAATCGTTTTCCTTCAAGCAGGGCGTTAAACTGTCAGCTACCCATGTGCAACTGCCTAAATTGGGCAAAGTCAAGTATCGCAACTCTCAAGCCTGTACAGGTACAATCAAACGGGCTACGGTTCGGGAATGTGCCGATGGGTGGTATGTATGCCTGTGCGTAGAAACGGATATAGAGCCGTTGCCGACCGTTCAAAACAGTATCGGTATTGACGTAGGTATCAAAAGCCTGTTGGTCACCTCAGCGGGTGAAACGATTGAAAATCCAAAACACCTGTATAAAGCGGAGAAAAAGTTAAAACGATTGCAGAGGTTGGTGAGCCGCAAAAAGAAAGGGAGTACCAACCGAAAGAAGGCAGTCAAAAAGTTGGCGCGTCAGCATCAGAAAGTAGCCAACACAAGATTCGACTTTCACCATAAACTAACGACGCGGCTGATTCGTGAGAACCAAGCGATAGCCGTTGAATCGTTGCAGATTAAGAATATATTAGCTAATCACCATCTGGCTAAGTCCATTTCGGACGCGGGTTGGTATGGGTTAACCCAAATGCTTGAGTATAAAGCGAAGTGGTACGGGCGTAAGTTTGAGAAAGTTTCTGCCCGTCACACCTCGCAGGACTGTTCAGCTTGCGGCTACCGGAATACGGAGCTAACGTTAGCGGTGCGTGAGTGGGTTTGTCCCGGTTGCGGCACTACCCATGACAGAGATGTTAATGCGGCTAGGAATATAAAATTAAGGGCGGTAGGGCATACCGTCACTCAGCTTGTGGAGTTGGACAGTAGTTCGACGTTGAAGCAAGAATCTCCCGCGCTTTAGCCGGGGGAGTGTCAATACTCACTCTCAACGCGTGCCGTAAATGCTCTTAGGTTTAGAATGGAGGGTGAAGGCTGTGTTCGCGCAGCTCCTTATTACGGCCAGTAAAAAGGCCTTTTTTCTTCGCTATGGCTTTGCCTTCATTAGCCCAGGCCCTTGCTTTTCCCATTGTATCCCCCCGAATCCGGTAGGCTTGATTCAATGAGGACCACGCTCGTTCAGTGTAGATCTGCTTGGTTTGAAGGCTATCAAACAGGCGCAGCTTGATGGTAATGGCCTGATTCGCGGGTTCGTTGTAGCTGACAACAGGTGTTGCTTTTGCCGTATCCGCAGGTGTTAGCAGGTTCGACCGGATGAGGTTTTCCAGATTGGCGGTTCGTTGAGCCAAGGCAGTGAGGCCAGCCACATCGACCTTGATATTGGGCAATACCGAGGCTGAGCGGTCATCGCTGCTTTTTTTGTCCTGTTCAATCTGCGCTTTGAAGTCGGCAAAGTCTTTGGCCAGTTTCGCATTAGCCATTGTGACTCGTTGCAGGCTATCCCGAGCGGTATTCTCCTGGGCTCGTTGTTTTTCCCAGAATTTGAATCCGGGAACGTAGGTAAAGAGCAGGTAGCCGATGCCTGCCAAAATTGCCGGCCCAACAATCCATTTCCAGATCATGATTTCTTCGGCAGTTGATCATCTCCTAGGGGAGGAGTGGAGGGTGTCTTAATCGCGGCCTGCGCGGTGATGATGCCCGACAGAAAGAAAGCGGCTTTCAAAATGTAGCCCGTAATGTGAAGCCACTCCGGGACTTCGGTCAGGCTCTTTTCGTAAGCCTCTTCACTGGCCGTGAGTGCCGCTAATGCACCCAGGATTACAGTCAGAATATTGAAAAACTTGGGCGTTTTCTTCTGAAGACGCTGAAACAGCTGCGTAAAAAAGGCGGTCGATAAATCATTCATGTCAGAATTGTTTAAGGTAAAATCTGCTTCATTTTCTGCATTAAAACGTGCAGTATTTCCTGCATTATTTCTTGCATTATTTATAGTTTATAAGCGCATCGCAATCAGCTAGTTAAAGGCAATTTTCAGAATTAAAACCTGCCAAAAATGACTCTAGTTTTAGCTGGAAAATCTGTTGAATTTTGTTTATAACTAGCTGATTGTAAGTAAATTATCTTACGTAAGATTTGTTATAAACTGCTTGCAATATAAGCAGTTTGAATATATTTGTCAGGAAAATCCAATCGTTTTACCCGACCATGACAGACAAAGAAATCGCCCGCTTTAAGGTCAAATTTCCGAAGTTGAACTTATCGAAGGCACGCCTAGCGTCCATCAAGCTTAAGGTTGATGATGAGGCTGACGATGATGCAATTGACTTGAAGTTGGATGAGGCTAATGAGATGTTTCCCTTTGCTGATATTCAGAAAAATGACGACCGGATAGCTACCGATGCGTCGAAAGAAAAGGAAAAGCAGCAAAAGGAAAATTCAGCGGGCTCAGACAACGACAAAACAAAAGACTCTGCTCAGGATGATATGCCCGGCTGGTTTAAGTCCTATATCGAGAAAAACGATAAACGGCTTGAAGCTATAGAGCAGGGTAAGACGCTTGATACCCGCAAATCGCAACTAGAAGCCAAGCTGAAGGACGCTACAGATGCTTTTAAGAATACGACATTGAAAGCCTTCAATCGGATGCAGTTTAAAGACGATGAGGAATTCAATTCCTATTTGGAAGAGGTCGAAACGGACGCAGCGGAATTTGTTCAGACGGAGGCTAATGCAAGCCTAGGTCAAACAAAGCCACCAGTTAAGTCGAGTGGGAATACCCCAAAAACGGCCTCCAAGGAGGAGGTCCAAGCCATTTTTGGTAAACCCAAATAAATAAAATGATCTACCCAAGTCTGAATAATGCGGGGGTTACCATTGATTCAACACTGGACTCAGTGACAATCATTGATAACTTTCAGTCGGTTCGGGGCGGTCGCACGCTTGATACAACAGGGTTTACGCCCACAACTATCAAGGCCGGACATCTTATTATCCGTGCAACATCCGACCCCAAGGATTATAAACCGATGCCTCTAAATGGGGGTGCTACTGCCTATGCAGCCCTGCCTTCGGGCCATGAATACGCAGGTGTTCTCATTTCTACTATCCTCACGGCTCGTCCGTTTGCGGGGATAATGCTACGGGGAACCGTAAACCGCGTCAGTTCGCCATTTGATCCCAGTGGCCTGGAAGCCGCTTTCAAGGCAGCTCTACCCAACATCATTTTCACGCAAGACTAAACGACTAAAATGGAGCCATCACAGTTTTTAGCCCTTGCTCAGAAATGGTTTGCCGCCACGCAGTTGAACCGCGTGGAGCTACTGAACGGATCGCAAAACGGCTTAACGTATTTATTTCAACGCTTTCTAGCTGAAAACCAATCGGTGACCGGGCGTTGGGAAACACTGTTGGCTACCTACACGCGCGTTATGGCGTTTGTAGTTGCCATGGACTCATCGCTGCCCAAAGTGAAGCGCGATAGCACGAGCAATGCGTCGGGCGACATTCCCAAGTTTGGTATTGAAATGAGCCTGAACGAGCGCCAGCTAACCCAGATTGGCATTCTGCAACGAGCACCGGGCGACAATACAAAAGCCATCATTAAAAAGATCTTTAATGATGCCGAGCGCACGGTTGATGCGGCTTATGAGTTGATGGAGGCCCTGTTTTTAGAGGGCTTCTCGACGGGCAAGGTGATTGTTGATGACATTGACAATGTAGGCACTGGCTTTCAGGTCGACTTTGGCTACCTCTCTGCCAATAAATTTGGTGTGGGAATATTGTGGAGCAGTGCATCAACGGCGAAGCCCATGGACGACCTGGATCGAATGGTGGCTAAGGCCAAAACAGACGGCAAGGTAATCCAGACTATTTTCATGGACAGCACCACCTTCGGCAATATGATTGCCACGACGCAATTTCGGGATTACTACGCGTTTAAAGTCGGATACACGGGCACGCTTCGCACCAACCTGGATAAAGAAAATGCGAATGCATTGTTACTGGGTCGGTATGGCTTCACGGTCGAACTGATTGACCGCGCAGTTCGCAGGGAACGCAACGGGGTACAAACCATCGTCAAGCCCTATCAACAGGGCATGGTTATGGCGATATGCACCGAGGAGCTAGGTGCTATTGAGTACACCTTTTTAGCTGAAGAAGACAGCCCGGTTTCTGGGGTAGTTTATTCCAAGCCAGTACCCTGGGCACTGGGTTCCATGTTTCGCCAAAACCGTCCGTCTATCGCTGAATTTACCACGATTCAGGGCCGTGCTCTGCCGGTGATTGGAGCCGCTGATGAGATTTATTCAATCGACACTACTACTGTCCAATCCTAATCATGGCAAAGCAACAGGAAGAGGCTAAGAAGCCCACGCACGTAGTCATTAAGGAGTTTCATGATATTGACAACTTCGACAAAGTCCACGAAGTCGGTGATGATGTATCTCACTTTGACAAAGAACGTTTAGATAAGTTAGTCGAAAACGGGCATGTCGAAGTGGTGAAAGCCGAAACCGAACCGCCTAAGTAGTAGCGCCCAACCGACGTTGAAAAATGGCAACAATTCAGGAGTTGATAACGGTGAAGTTAGCCCGGCTCAATCAGACGCTATCCCAAATCGAATATAATTATGTCCTCGCCAAAGTGGGGCTTGATAGTACTTCGCCGGATACGTCTGAAAAAGCCGAGTTAGCCATTGCCTACGCCATTACTGAAGTGTTGCCATTTATTCCAAGCAAGGTTACGGAGGGCGGCTATTCGATGGAGTGGAGCAAGGAGGCTGCCACGGAGTATCGCAACTCGATCTATACCCGTTATGGCATTGCCATTCCCGGAAATAGTCAACCTACGGTGTCAGAAGCGTCGAATCGATGGTGAGTCAGTATCCCTACTTTCTGATGATTCCCTCCACTGCGCCAGCTACAGCTGATGCGAATGGTAATTTTCAGGAAAGTGGGATTACCTGGACTATCGCTTCCCCCTGTCGGGATGAGGCCAATTCGGGGGGGAATCGGGTACAGCTGACAGATTCATCGACGGTCGTGTATGAGTCGCTTATTCAGTTGCCTAAATCCTGCCCAGATATCGCTGTGAATACACCCATTCGGGTAATGGCGATGGATCAGTCCACGATTCGGGTAAAAGGAGAGGTGAAGCGGTTTTCGCGGGATCAATTGCACTGTCGGATCTGGATTTAACATGCTGAATCCTAGTACGAATTTTCGGGAGGTATTTCGCCAGCAGGCGGAAAAGGCCGTGCGGAAATTAACACAGGGCGCTATTCGGGTTCTGTCTTACTTAGGTGAACAGTGCGTGAATCATGCCCGAACTGTCGATACGTACAGGGATCAGACAGGAAATCTCCGGAATTCGATTGGGTACGTGATTGTGCGAAATGGCGAGATTCTTAAAAGCAATTTTCAGCAATCGGTTACGAATCGAAATCCAAAAACGGGACGGTTTGAATCTGGTAAAACAGGTACTCAGGTAGCCAAGGAACTGGCAAATCAGCTTATCAATGATTTCGCAAGTGAGGGTTGGGGTCTAATCGTTGTCGCAGGTATGAATTACGCCTTGGCGGTAGAATCCAGAGGTTTGGATGTGCTGACGACAGCAGAGCAATTGGCCAAATCCGAATTGCCGAATCTGCTAAGGCAATTGCAGATAGATGTGAACAAAAGCGCATGAAAAATCCGTCTCACGAGGAATCCATCCTGTATCAACATATTTCAGGATCCGCCTTAGAGATCGCTGTTTCGGGAACTGTATACAAATCGGGATGCAGGCCAAATAATTCAGTACTAGAAGATTTGGTAATTAATCCGTTGCCTGTCAATGGTAATCAGATTCAGCAAGGCACGTGCAATGTCAATCTGTATGTGCCAGACCTAAGGCTACTGGTAAATAATGAATGGCAGTTCTTTCCCAATTCTGAGCGGATTGCCACGCTACTAGACTTAGCGACTGCATTACTAGCCAGTCATGATGAAGACTGGTATGGCTTTGAATTAGCTCTGACAAGCAACCCCATGGCCGTCCCTGAATTAAAGCAACACTACGTCAACCTGCGCGTTGACTTTCAATTTTTTCCAACGGTTTAAAAACGCCTATCAAGATGGCACTTATAACAAGAGGTATTGTATCCATTGCGCTGGGGGCCATCAATGTGGATGGTGGACCTGGTACTACGTTGGCTACCTTGGGGCTGACAAAAAAAGGAACGGCAAAGATTCAGCAGGACGACGGTACTACCACCGATATCATGGCCGAGGAGTCGGATACTCCAGTGGAATCAATCACAACAGCCGGGAGTACAACATTTGTTTGGACAATTCTGAACCCGGATATCGACACGGCTATTGCCCTGTTTGGAGGGACTGCAACGGGCACCTCGCCAAACCGGGTCTGGAATATGCCTGCATCAGTCGTGGCCATTGAACAAACTGTCAAAATTACCCCAACCAAGGGTATGTCGGTAATTTTCCCACGCGCTCAGGTGACGGTAAAACTCAATGGTGATTTTACCAAGGAGGATGTTTTCGGCTTTGATGTATCAATCAAGGCCTTGCAGCCAACCAAATCAGGGGTAGGCCCGGTTCAATTCCAGCAATAAGCCAATTCCACTAACAGGCATTCGGGCGGACTTACTGTCTAGGCGAATGCCTGTTTTTCTATCAGGTAAGCCACATGAAAAAGTTACTCCTGTTACCCCTTTTGTTGGTTTGGTTTTTTGGTCAGGCCCAGACAACCATTCAGCCCCATGCCATGCGCTTTTACTGGCAGAATGGTCATTTGTTTCAGGCGGATTCACTGGGTACGGTCAAGGGTGATTTTGTGGGCGATATTTCCATTTATCCCTTTGGCACCAAGCTAATCGCGGTAACCATTGGCAAAGCCACGGAATATTACCCGTTCAAACAACTCCTAAATAAATCCGGGGTTCCCTATAGCACCGTTTCGGTCGATGCGGCCATTGCCGCCTATACGACCAGTATTCCAGCCACAACGGTCACGGTCGATACGACGCTGACAAATAGCTCGAATCCAATTGCCTCCGTCGTGGTAAAAACGGCAGTCAATGGGCTTCAAAATCAGATTGGAACGGCCTCGTCATCGATTGCTCAGAACAGCACTGATATCGCTACCATAAAGGCGAACCCAACCGTTGTCCAATACAATCTGCAAGGTACCTGGAGCCCCTCAACCAATACCCCCGTTCTGTCGACAACAACCAGTCTGAGTGCGAGTAGTGCCTATGTAGTTTCGACCACCGCAACGGCTGGGGTTAGCTCGACTGTGCTTTCCGGCAGTGCGATTACCTATTTCAATGGTGATTATATCGTAGCTACCCAAGCTGGGAACTGGGTACGGGTTGCGCAGGCAGCTACCGTTGGGGATGGAACGATTACACAGGTTAAGCTTGATACCGATACGAAGAGTTTACTCTGGCAGCAAAACGATCCAGCCAGCGGGTATAGTAGTAAACTACTTGATCCAAAAGGAAGATTACTCTGGGGTATTACCCTGGATGGCAGTTTTGAAGCGGGCAAGTACCAAACCAGTTCCATTGCGGGTTCAGCGCTTAAACCCAGTTCAGTGGGCCTCGCTCAGGTTGGCACCGATGTAACGGCACTGATGTGGCAGACGCTCGATCCGGCGAGTGGATACCGGGGAGCACTCACTGACCCCAAAGGTCGCCTTGGGTGGGGGATTAGACTGGACGGCAGTTTCGAAGTGGGTAAGTACCTGGACAACTCCATTGCGGGTACTGCACTGAAAGCTTCATCCATTGGTCTGGATCGACTCGCCACTGACGCACAGTCAGCGATTACCAATGCAGGTAGGCCCACTACGGCACTGGATGCCCTGGCCCTGGCCGCCAAACGACGCATTGATTTCTTAATGATTGGGGACAGTAACCAGCTTAAGGACGGCACAGGCTGGGATCACGGGTTTAACTACGCCCTGGGAAATCGGTTTGGCCTCTACGCATCAGCCATTTACGGCCCGCGCGGGAATATGATTCAGGGGGCTGAGTTTGGCGGAACAGGTAATTTTGGCACGGCTGGCGGTGGCCTGACGTCGCTGGAAAATTACGACCTGGCTTCTGAGCCCTACAGTCAAATAGCTGACGGGGTTACCTATAACAGCCAGTTCAATGGCGTTAGTGTTGCGGCAGGAGCCACCACCTTTAATGTCGCCAGTGCACTCCGTTTTTGGTACGCCTATGGCACGTTTACAACCGGATCAGGCTCGTTTCGAGTGGGATTTCGGCAGGGCACTACGCCCTATACCACGTTTGGGTCGGGTGCGGTTATTAATACCAATACAGGAGCCGAAACGTATCAACTGGGCTATACAGATCTGGCGGCCAACTCAGGTCGAACGGGTCTTGCCCTGGAAGCCAAATGGACATTGCCCTCAAGTACGCCGATTACCGGCCCGTGGCAGGGTTTCTTTTGCCGCCTGGAAGATACCTCCAAAAAGACAGGGGTAAGCGTCCATACGCTCTACGGAGTGGGTGGTCAATCGCTTTGGGATATGGGTACGCAGTTGAATGCGTATTCCGCTCAGAAATTAAAAAACTATTTCGCCGAAGCGCGTCGGCTCCAGCTGAGCCAGAATCTAAAGCCCATTATCGTCGTCTATGTCAATTCAGGCCTGAACGATCAGAATGAAGATCAATCGCCCTCGTTAGGTTGGCGGGCCGATATGTCGCCAACCAGCGCAAACGCCTACATCGACAATATGGAGGCCATTATTAAACGCGCTGAGGATGTGTATGAATACGCAGGCTGGGATAAGTCCGAATTGTATTTTCTGCTCATGCCTTCGCATCCGGTTTCCGATCCCGATGCCGCCAAACTGATTTCATACCGAAAAGTCTGTTCCTCGCTGGCTTCGAGAAAAAATACCAGTGTGGTCGATTTGACCAACCTGACGACAGCCACGGAAATGGCGGCTAACAATTGGTACCTCAAGCAGGCCAATGGCGTCGATAATGACGTATTCCATTTGGTGCAGGCCGCCTACGAAGTATTCGCTACGCGGGTTGTCAGTCTTATCCCCGTTGTCCAATAATCCTTTTTGAAAACTAGAAAACCGATGAAGATTTTAAGTACTATTTTATCCTTTTTTCTTGCCCTGACTGTCTCATTTGGGCAAAAGATGGTCACCTCGACCGAGGTGACTGACAACACCATCAAGATTGTCTACGCGGATCAGCTCATCACCAAGGGCACACTCTGCTATATCAATTTTGCCAATAAAGAAGTTACGCAGCCTACGACCATCAGTTCAGGTATGGTTTTGCCCAACCTGGCCTGGAAAGTAGCGCAGGGGATTTTGGGTTCTGGCGATCAGACAAGCCTTTCCCCGATTCTGACCTATGGATTGACCATCGGTACCAACGGAAAGATCGAGTTTACGCCCAAACGGGGATTGCATTTCATCGTATCGCAATCGGGTACAACCACGACGGGAGCCACAATTGCCTTACCTACAGCGATCAATGCCTATATCCTGGCCAATTTATCCCACTCGTATTTTTTCGGCTATCAGTACAAAGTAACCCGCGTCGGAACCGCTACGGATTACACAAGACTTCAGTTTGGCAGCAACTCCTCGCCCACGGCCAACTTTCTGTTTTTAATGCAGAAATCGAATGTTCGGCCCTACTCAGTCATTGGTGTCGCTAACCGGCTAGGGGTGCGATCAGACGGCCCTGGGAATTATTTTCTAGTAGGCGATCATATTGTAACGATGGGTGTAAGCGCCTTTACGGGCACGGCAGGCGGATCAATATTGACTCAGTTTACGACCTTTCTGCAATCCGACAGCAATATTCTCTATAAGCTCTATGTCGAGGATCTGACCGTTTCGGGTAGAACGTACGCTGATGCCGATGCGGCTTTTTACGCCCAGTATCAGGCTGATCTGGCCAGTGGGGGGCAGTATTTTGGCGATACTACGCCGACTGATCCGACGACCATTCCCTAAAAAATCCCGATCAGCAACCGCCGGTCGGGATTCTGGACTAGAAGATAATTTCTATAAAGTAAGTAAGGTACTATAATAAAGTGGATAACCTACTAGCTGAACAAGCCGAACTCAATGCGCTGATCGAAAAAGGCGCGTTCTTCACTACCCCAAAACAGAGTCTTTTGCGCTTTTGGGGTAGTGAAGAACGTAGGTTCACGATTAAGCCCTTTTTCCTGGGAACGATTGACCGGTTAGGTGCTGAGTTCTTCGACATGGGCTTCTCGGAAGCCGCCATTGACGCGGATCCGTTCGGAGAAAGCAAGCGATTGGCCAGTCAGAACGCGAAACGGTGTGCAAGGGTTGTGGCCATTGCCATCCTGAATCGAAAGTGGCCGATCAAGTTCCTGACTCCATTTCTAGCGAACTATTTACTCTGGCGAGTAACCCCCAATAAACTCTGGCAGCTGACCCTAATTATTAACCAGATGATGAATCTGGGGGATTTTACCAACTCTATCAGATACCTCCAGGTGACAAGGACAACGGCTCCGGCGCTGGTAGAGGAAAAACCGGAGAACCAGGAAAGCGACGACGAAAACAGCGAGGACTAAAAAGCCTGTATGGATCCAGAGGCTCTATCTGTGCCCATTTTCATTGGACATGGGAATACTTACTCTGGGGCGTTCGATGGGGTATTGTAGAGCGAATGCTGATTGATGCGCCGAGTTATGAAGAAGAGGAAAAAGAGGAGGAGGGAAAGTCCGGCGGTCGTTCCTCAGTTAAGGAGATTGATTTGGACGAGGAGAATTTTGATGAGGTCGTGCGCAAGTTAATGGCTCAAAATAAATTATAACATGAGGAATTGGGGAGGGCACAGGGAGAGTTGATGTGTATAAAATTAGAAGAGTTAAAAAAAAGAAAGTAACCTGAAAAAGGACAATATGAGGGAAAGGGGCTTTATTTTAAGCCATCCTTTATAAATTTGATATACTTTAGTGGGGCTTTGCCCCCCTTATGGTGTGGATAAAAGTGAAAGCAGGCCCAAGCTTTGGACCTGCTTTTTTTGTGACTAGCCGACTAATAAATAAGTTGTCTAGAATGACAGTATTTACATAAATTGTTATTCCATTGCGTGAATAGGTTTGTGGTTAAAACACATATTACAGGAGAGATAAAAAAACTGGCCTTTTTGAGGTCAGTTTTTTTATAGACTGAAACAGTCCGATCCGGTCCTGACGGGGCTACCACGTAAGTCCTATACTGGATTAGCTTTGCCAAACAAGTTGGGGTAATTGAACCAGCTTCAACCAGTACTTACAGAAAGCCTCTATATCCTGTAAAGCTGTCTGCTTCAACATGAGTGAATTAGCCCCTGCCCGATAATAGCGGGTTACTTCACTTTCCGAAATTTCACCTGTCCAAATCACGACCGGTATGTGTCGCCAGGCTTCGGAGTTCATTAACCAAGTGACTAACTCGTAGCCATCCATCAGCGGCATCTGTACATCAACCAGAATTAAGTGAGGGTTTAGGCCGTCGATTAGCTTTTGGGTCGCTTGCTGCCCGTTTTGGGCGTACACCAGGGTGACATCTGAGTGGCATTCCTTAATTACAGTGGATAATATTATAAAATCATCGTCGTCGTCATCGACCACTAAAATAGTATACTTCATCCGTTCTGGGTAGAGAAATTAGCAAAATATAGGGTTCGTTTTTACCGTTAAATACGCAAGCAGTGATTGACAATGAGTTAGTAACAACTTTAATCTTAATAAGTTTTTAACTCCTATAATGGCGTTTAACGCTACCCAACCACTAAGTCAGTACTTGTTCCCCCGTTGAATAATTGGTAACATTGCCATTATCCGTAACTTAACACTTCATTCCATGCCATCTCTTATAGCGCCTACCGTCTGGGTCGTTGACGACGATGAAGACGATCAGCAGTTTATTCGCGCTGCTTTCCAGGAAGAATCACCCCCTATTCATGTCCTTTCTCTCAGCGATGGAGAAGAGCTACTTTCTAAGCTATCTGAATGCGATGAACTGCCACTACTCATTTTGTTGGATATCAACATGCCCCGAAAAGACGGCTTTGAGACGCTGCAAGAGTTACGCAAGGTAGCGGCTTATGCTGATCTGCCGGTCGTCATGCTAACTACCTCCTCGGAGGCAAATGACATTCAGCGTTGTATGTTGTTGGGAGCGAATTATTTTTTGACCAAGCCGCTCACTTACGAGCAATTGCGAGAAATGGTGCAGGCCTTACGTGAGAATTGGGAGTTGAGCTGAATACTAATAGGTGAAATGACAACCTTTTGATTGGTTAGTGGTTATAAAAGCAAGCTAACAAGTGAAATGACAACGTGCCGAGCTTCGTTGGCTGTTCATAGAGGGATATCGTTTAATTATGTATAGAAATGCTGATTCTTTTAGAGTTAGCATTTTTTTGTTCCACCTATTCGCGAAAAATAGGGCATAACCCAAAGCCTACGAACATTTACGGGATAGATTCAAGAAAGCTCCGGTCTTTAAGCCGGAGTGTCAAGCAGTACGTTGCGCTCGCGGGTGGCAGGCGCTGTTAAGTAGCGTCGTACTACTTTGGCTTCCGCTAATGAAAGAGGAGAAAATTTGTGGGATTGCGTAAAAAAAATGCTAGCACTCTCAGTAGCGCTAGCATTTTTGTCTAACCCATAAGAGCTTGCCTTCTCAAGCAATCAACACGTTAAGTTACTGTTTAGATAATAAGTTAATTTATTTATTATTCGGTAACATCAAGCTTTGTTAGCTATAGCAAGCGTCAAGCTCGCTAAGTCGATATTTTTTAATAGTATATTAATAGTGTTTACTCTGGCATTGTGTAAGTTACAAGGTCAAATTAGTCTCCCTTAGGAAGGTTAATAATGTAGATAGAAACGGAAACGCTGGTTCCGATTGGAGCTAGCGTTTTTTTGTCAACTAGTATAAACACACTGACAGCCGACTTGGATACCCAATAATGAATAGCCCATGTGTGGGATTGGATAAAAATACAAAATGCCGACTTGGATTGAATCGGCATTTTTTTGATCCGAAAACAGCCCGTACCCAGTAGGCACAGGCTGTAGAAACCAATACTTGACAAAAAGTCAATCACTTCTAAGTATAGAACACGTTTTAGGAGAAAAGTTACCTGTAAATAAGGGTGCTAGATAACGAAACAACCGCCCTCTAAGCAGATGACGGGTGTTTGACCTGATTGTTAAATTATCACTGGCCTCTATTACTCACTGAAGGCATAATTTGTTGCAGAAACTGAGACAATGGAAAAGCCCCTGCCATAGCTGGCCAGGGGCTTTGAGGTTAAAAAGAGAAAGTTGCCTGTGAACAAGTAGCCAAAAGTAACATAGGTTCGGTTACTAGTTGAAGAAAATGTTGTGAATGACCCCATGTGGATGGTCAACAACAGGATTTTGTAGGTGAGAAAAGCCCGCCCCCTCAGCAGCCTTTATTAATTCCTATAGCCTCCCATTATAACTATCATTACTTTTAGTTATGGAGTACTTAGATTGCAAGCAGTTTAGCAACTAGCGACCTCTTCAAACGTAAACTTATCAGCAGGGAAGTAGCTTTTGCGGTAAGATCCGGCAACGTGATCCTATATTCGCACTCTTCAAGGAAATATGAAAATTTAGTTATTGGGAAATGCCCAAAGGTTAACTTTCAGGGAAGGAGAGAGGTCAAATGAATAGTTACTTTCGCACTTTAAGAAGAAAAGACGAAATAGTATAATGACCTTTCTTCAAACAAACGGCCATTATTTTGCTACAACATAGGGCCGTTTGGGAGTATCCCGTCAGCTCCCATCGTTATATTTAGCCATTTTTTGGCTTCTAAATATATTGTAGATTGTGCGGTTCGCCCTAAAGGATTGAGAAATCAGAAATGGGTAACAAAGTAAGTCCCTGCCTGGCTAACCGGGGAGTATGTTCTTTAATTGATCCTGTCATTCTTAGCTCTTACTGGCCCTACTAAAGTCGTTATCATCCACGAAGTCGATGCCTGAAGCTCTATGACTAACCATCCGTTATCTGAAGTCTATAATTGGGCAAAGGGGAATCTGAATAACCCCGTGCTGCTTACCTACTTGCTTCACAAAGTTAATGGGCAAACTCAGGGTAGTTTATTTATGCTCTTGCGAGAGCCCCGTTCACGCGTTCCCAGTGCGGAGATAGAAGTAATTCATGCACCTAATTATGAACAAGCGTACCAAGTTATCTTTTCCCTTTTACCCTTTCATCAAACGGCCCCTCGTCCCGACATTTTGCGGCCTAGCTTTCAAACTCAGCAAGAAGTAATCTATTGGATAGAAACGGGTCGTTACCTAAACTCACAATAGTAGCAGATTTGTCCTTTGGAAACCACCTGTAGCAACAAAAAAACCGCCTTTAAAGCGGTCTTTCTGTTTTGAGAATAAAACAACTAATCACCTTAATAAAGCCTAATTTGTCAATATTAGGTGCATATTTTCATCGGCGTCACAATCTGTGTCTGCTGTCGGTGTACAGGGATAAATTGGAACCAGATGTAGCCCATTTTCAGCGGCAGGCCCTCCCGTAACTCCAGTGACATTAAGTATTAATTCATAAGTTGTATAGGGCGATGCATCATTTATGTACCATAAAATAGAAGAGCCATTACCACTGACTGGATAGGGGGTATAAACAGCGGTAGCGCCACCGGTAACAGAAGCGACGGAATAGGTTATGCTAGTTGGATTGTAGGGCATAACTATATACATCTGCTGATATTGGATTGACCCCGTGGTATTAGCAAACTTGACTTTGATTTGCCGGGTACTCCCTCTGTGGACATAGAAACTCTGACAACCATCGCCATTATAGGTATAATCATCATCCGGTTTAATAAATGCGTAGTTGATCGAATTATTGGGACATGCTCTTCTGGCTCTACCATTTTTATCAGGCTTGACAGCGGCTTCATCTTTTTTATTCTCTTGACAGCTTAGCATGAAGCCTATGAGTAAAAAAACTACGAGGGAAAGCGATACCTTTTTCATGATGCGAGATATTTAGTTGATACTAGTTGCTAATTTTGGTTTTATATTAATAAAAACAAAATATTTATTAAAAAAATAATAAAAAAGTAACATAAGGAATAGTTGAACGAGTCGTTATACAGTTAAAAATCTGATCTATATGGAAAAGCTGTTTAGATACCCTGCTATTCTAGTTGGTGTGCTAGTTGGCATCTTAGCCTGTAGGCAAGAAATTCATCCGTTAACGCCCCCTAAAGAATCTCCCATTTCGACCGATTGCCCTGGGAAGCCCATTGAAAAAAATATTATCGGCACTTGGCATTTCAAGACGTTTAATCGGGAGAATAAGGTTAGGACCGGCACCGTTTCATTTGATGCACAAAAAAATATCGCTGACCCAGACTCCTTATTTGAAAATCGGCTTGATGTGGGCGGGGTAGTAACGGCTAAAACCTACAATACCGCAGCCACTGTTCCTATTCCCACCGATACTAACGTATACTTTGCCGTTTATCAACTGACCAAAGCAGGTTCAGCAACGAGTTACTACAATACGGTGCTTAACGAGTGCAATCGAATACGGCTAGAGTTTGGCAATTCTAATGGCGAAATTGGCTTTGAGCTGACTCGCAAATGAGAGAGCGCTAAAATGAGAGACAAACTATTCGAGCTTAGATGTCCGTCGATCAAGGATGTTGCTAGCTACCTAAAATTTTAAAACGGGCTTACGGGATAAATTCAAGAAAGCCCCGGCTCTTTAGGGAGGAGAGTGTCAATTAAAGTCAATTGGAGGATGCAGGCTGTGTTCTCGAAGCTCCCTGTTCTTGCCGGTGAACCATAAAGCCAATATCTCAGCCGATAGGGGGCATATATCCTTAATAGCCAATTGCAGTGGTACTCGTGAGATTTCTGTATCCATTGTCCTTCTAAACCTCTGCTAGTGCTCATACCGTAAGCACAAGCAGAGGTTTAGAAGTGCTTACACTATAAGCATCAAAGATAGAAAGAACTTGTAATTTAATTACCTTACTAATAATTGGTAAAACAATTAAATGATGAAAGATTTAGGACTTTGAGGGGTGTTCACTTAGTCTTGAAATCAAGGCTAAGTTTGCAGATTTGAATAACTTAAGCGGCTAGTGGAGCCTTAATACAGAACAGCCGTTACCTGATCAGGTAACGGCTGTTCTGTATTTGCATACCAAAGCCTTTAGTCGTTGTTAACTTAACCTAGGCTAATGCTAGTAGGTAAGGTATACTGGGAGCGAAAAAGTATTCCCCTCCTTTCATAGTAACAAAGTCTGGGAAAGTTGATGCGGGTTTCATTGAAGACGCATCCCCCCAGGTTCTGGCAAACTCGCCTGTACTACTGCTTGTAGGAGGCTTTGTTTGCCCTATAATAGGGTCTTTCCCCGCATTTGGAATTGGAAAATTAACGTCATTCACCCAAGTTTTTTGAATAAACTCGAATTGATTTATAAGGCTATGCTGAAAACTCATGAATAGCAAGCCAACACCACCCGTTGGCATTTGAGCAAAATCTGGATCTATATCCGTGTTGGTATCGCGCTGGCCATAAGTAATTCCTCGCCGTGCCATGACATGTTTATTATCACCGGGATGCCGTGGATTTGATTTACGGATATGACTATGAAAAGGACATTTTGCCCCTTTTGTATCTTCATCATAATTGAAATTGTTGGCAATCCCACTTTGATAGATCCCTGCTTCTGGACTTAACGTTACAGGTGTGCCATCTTCAAACCGGCCAATTATCATGGCGCCTGCTCTTTCCCTATCGTCACCCTTCAAGCCCAAAGAGGTAGCCAGTAGCTTTTCATTTATTTTAAAACCACGTACCTTTTCTTCTAGCTTCCTAAACACGAAGTAGCTTCCATAAGTATCTTGTTGAGGATCGTTTACAAAGGGATCTTTTACAATAACCAACCCTAATTCAGCTGAAACATCAAATTTATTGGCCGTAGGTGTGTAAGTTGGCACTAAACTCTGATTATAGCTCGCGACATCATCCTTTAAAAACAGAGGTTGGCTAATCCCATCAACATACCCAAAATGCTCCAGCCCGTCACCATTTACATTACGTATAGCACTACCGTATTCGATTGTAAGGATCTTACCCAATGGGTTTTTATTATTATTACCATTATCTAAAATTAGATCCAAAATAGACTTAGTTAATAGACTGACCTTATCTGAATCGGGGTCGGCAATTAAAATCATTAGGTGTATATCATCTGCCAATCCAGGATCCCAGGTTGCTGGGGATGGATCATTCAGTTGGGCGTTTTTCATTCCGTCAACAAACGGCTTCTCAAATGTAGTAGGTAAAGTCGTTGTCCCTTGCAGGTATTTGTAGCCACTGGCGGAAACATATACGGCACTAAAAATACCGCCAGATATGTTGTTTCGTTTAAATAGTTCTGTTTCCTTGAGTTGAGTGAGCGCGCTGGTGACATGATCTTCAGTAAATGATTTCAACCATGCCTTAACCTCCTTTTCTTTACCTTTATTGAATTGGATAAAGATGTTGTTGGTATGATTACGTCCATGACCTTTTAAGATATTTCCCTGAAGATTAGACAAGAATTTAAAGTATTTTAAATCCCGGATGTCAATTTCTTTGTCTGTTAGTAGTACCATAAGATTAAGCGGTTAGAGGTTAATTAGTAGAAAGTATTCACCAAATAGAGTAAGAAACTGACTTTGTTTGGTGAGGGTGAAATACCGCATTAAGCTTCTGGTAATCAAGGGTATATTTCCCGTATTTTTATGCGAAGACCTCTATTATTTTTACGTAATACCTTATAACATTACCTTATAACCTTCATTACTAAAAGTAATGGGATGCTTATGTTGCAAGCAGTTTTAGGCTAATACTAGCTATGAAAGATTCAGAAGCTTTGTCACTTTAGAAATAACTGGGAGAGAAATAGTTTACCTATACACCTTTATCTCTACTTGGTAAGCACCTTCATTGTTACTCTTTTCCAGGTCATTAACTTCAAATTCTAAAAATCCAGATTTTTCTGCCGTAAAATTGTACTCTTTTCCACAATCAATCCATGAAGTATCATTTGCATATCTAAACATCAGTGTTGCATGAGGAAATTCTTTTACAATATTGTACTGACTTAATGGAAAGTCAAATAATCCACCTGAATTTTTCCCTTCTGGGCCAGACGTTCCTATATTGGGGCCAACACTTATTTTACCAGTAGCTTGAATTAAAACTTTATCTCCTTTTTTTAAATATAGCGGCAGTATTTTAAAACTACTAATATGGATCCTTTCATCAATTATAGGTTTCACTTTAGGATTAATTATTATCGAACTGCCATCATTACCAGTAATAATAATTTCTTTACTATTATCAACCACTCTTGAACTTTCATTGCCAATTGTTAATTTTTCTCTCTGTACTACTCTATCAAGGCTATCATTCTTTTTGAGTAAAATTCCTATAGTTTTATATTGCTCTTTTTTTTGTTCCTCTTTATATTGAATTTCATTTTCTTGATAGGCAATAAAGAATATAAATATTATAAATGAAATTAATATTAATCCTAAGCCAATAATTCTAAGGATAGATGATTTGTAAATTATATTAGAAATTAAAGATTGTTTGTCTATCTGCATTTGAGTAGTTCATTTTTTATTTAGGAAATAGTTTATGCAATCACTCCACATTCTCAAAAGTTGCGACGCAGTATATGTAATAGCCCCACTAGAACCTACCATTCCTGCTACATAACCGACATTTCGTTCATTCATCTCATTCTTTGTTATAAAGAGAATAACACAAATAAGTAATATAATAAAAGATGCTATGGTAATTGAAAGGTAAGCATAACGTTCAGGCTTAAATTTTTCAAGCATGAATTCAATATCTTCTCCGTTAGAATTAGTAGACATAGTTTTTATTATTAATATAATACCTGTCCTCCTCCCTTAAAAGGTAACCATTGGAAAGTAGAAAATCGTAAATTTCAACTAACCAATGGATTACCATGAAAAAGAGTCAGTTTAGTGAAGACAAAATCGTTGAAATACACTGCGCCCTTGAAATTGGACCACTTTACTGAATAACGAAGTTGTCAGTTAGTTTTATGCTACCCTGTTTTTGATCACTTTTTATTCCCTTTAATACCTGCTCTGGCGCTGAGATGGTAATATTGTCGTTATCAGACTCACCATTGTAATGTCTAGATTTTTTAGTTTTACTACTTCTTTTGTTAATATGAAGTTTATTTTTAACTCTATCAAAATAAAGTAAATCGGCTCGAAATCAATTGACCGACCTATGGTTAATTGATATGATAGAGTTCGGCTTCATTGCAATGCTCAACGACATAGACGATGAATTTGAAGCCAAAAACTAGTCTCAATTGCTCGAAATTCATGAGTACTACAGAAAGATTTACTAACCTGACGGCCATGAAGCTGCTTCGCTTGGGCTATGTCTTATTGTCGGGAGCGGTTTCCTGCCTGGGTTTGTTTGTAGCTGTCTGGGCCGATCATTTCTGGCCTGACACTTACCCGTATTGGATGCCGATTGTGTTTCTGTCATTCGTAAGTGGCATGTTGACAGCTGTTTTCTGGTTACTTCGGCTAATCTGGCTGTTCGTTGCTTATGATCCGCAGCAAGTATCCGTTTCTCACCGTAAGTTAGAAGTGACATTTGTTTATTTAGCCATATTGATTAGCTTCGAAATAGTATCATATATCATACTTTATTAGCTAATTGACCACTTGCTGTTCATGATAAAGGCTTCAACAGTCTACACCAAGCTTGGCTTCCGAGTTGTTCGGGAAGATGCCATCGAGTAAGCATTTAAATGTTCCACTCAACAGCTCATTGCCAAACGCTACGGCACCGCCAAGCAGAATTTGGTGAACTGATTAAAGAAAAATAACCTGCAACGGACCCGGTCAGGAAAGGCTATTTGATAGCTGGCCCGCTTTGGTAGTTGCAACCGTCAACATCGTGTATTTATCTAGCCGTTTACGGACGGGTACCCATCAACATTGGGAAGCATAACCAGTTTAAAACTTACGGTAAGGGACGTCGTTTAAACCGACAAGAACCATGCGCTTCTTCCGATCCAGTATTTTGGTAAAGTATTGAAAAGCAGGCTTTAAGGTATCGGCGGGTACATCCCAAATGTAGATTGGTCGAATTTGAGTGTAACGTCCGTAGTTGGGATCATCGTTATAACTATAAAACCAGAAACCCAAACCAACATCATGATAGGCTCCTGAAATACGGTTCCGTCGTAAGAATTTCATGACCGAAAGTACATGACGGGCATTCCCTTTAGTCAAGCCTATAAAACCGGTATTGGCTATGGATACGGTATCGAGCTTGCCTAAATTCTTTCTATTTAAGACTAATGTACCATCGTATTCATGAATAATACAGTTGGTAAATTTTATCGGCTCAATCGATTCACAAATACGCCGTAAAAGTAATAGAGAATCCTGCACTGACTCCGCCGAATTAGTAAAGACTAGCTTATCTCTGTTTTTGGGTACTTGGTGAGAAAAACGGCTAGCAAAAGACATCAATAAAACAAATGATAGTCCTATCCCGCATTTATAGATCAGCATGAAAAACTATAATTTAAACGTTTATAAAGTGTCAGTTAAGGATCAACCATTAAGATAGTACACTCATGAGATCCTTAACTGACACGCCATATCTACTGGCTAATTTTGCTCGCGATTATCGGTGCGTACAGCACTATCACACCCGATAAACATTTGATAACCCATGCGAATCATTGCTGAATCCTGCCTATCATCCCCACAACCGCCTAAATTACCGAAATCCACTGGGCCTGAACCGGGCACAAATTGATAGATACCTGCCCCACACACAGCAACTGATAAGGGAATGCCCGAAGCGGCTGCAGCAATCCCAAAATTGATATTACCGTAATCATCATATCGGTAAACCGATCCGTTGTACGCACTTACGGTACCAATATCGCTTGCGGCATAGCCATGCGTTTTCAAATCATAGGGTGCATTGTTTCTAACGTCATTAACAAATGCATGGAGGAGAGCTGCGACTTCACCGCTTTGAGGATCACCTGGAGCAGCCCAGTTGGGTGGAGTAGGATAACCAGCTCGGATCGCTGCGGCCTGCTGACAGAAGTGGATTTTCGTTTGCTCTAATTGCTGATTAAACAAAAAGGTCATATCTGCCAAATCATTTCCACCAGGGTTGCCATTCGCTCCTGCGGTAGCAGGAAAGGCGTTTCCTTGAGCGTCTATATAGATAATGCCACCGGTCGGACTAAGACTATAGGTAGGCGCAGTGGCCCGAACATCTACCTCCAAAAGCAAATTCCCGTTTAAAGGATCACGATACCACTGATCAACAATTGTTCCGTAGTCTCCCCCGCCCCCTGTTTCACAAGGATCTCCTGTCCGGTAAATCTCTTCAGGAGCCGTGGAGACTGACGCTGGAAACCCACCTGTTGATGACCATTTGCGGGCTACCGCTTCCGCAATTAATTCATTGGTTGGCGAAACAGTCTTAGCCTGAAACGTTATATCATCCAGGTAAACGGGTATTTTGTTATGGTTTTGTAAACGAAATTTAACGTAACCATCCTGCGTAGCCCGTCCTTCAATGTGAAGCAGTTGCCAATCACCATAGGCCGTTTTGGGAAGCCCGACTTGCTGCCGAGATTCAAAATGGCCTTGCTTATCGTAAAAAGCTAACTCAAGCGTGGCATTCGGCCAACGGCTGGTCAGTAAGGATTTAATGAGCGGTAGCATCAAAGCCGAACTAACGCCAAGGGTGGGTAGTACTTCAGCCAACCGGTGTTGGTCAGGCTGATTAGACTGATTCTTGGTAAGGACTAAGCCGGTCAATACACCTCCCATTACAGCTTTAGTGAGCTGAGGCTTTAGATTACGCTCGCTGGGCGCTAGAACGGATGCATAGGCATCAAGCGTGAATAGATCGCCTTGTTTAACAGAAATGAGCTGACTAGTTAACGCCGACGGACGACCTGCGCTGTTAGCATTCAGTTTTAGTGAATAGGTTCCTGTCCGTGCAAGGGTTGCTGAAAGGGTTTTTCCGCTTCCAGGAAGTATTCGAGCTATACCGGTGTTACAATCTGGATTGGCGTCACCCTGTGTTTGGTACTGCTCACAAACGGTTGTTGTTTTAGGACTTCCAGGTATGTTGGTACTCGTTCCCGCATACTTAACCGCTATGGTCAGTGCCACCCCCTTGTGGTAGCCTTTAGGCAACGGTATATTAAAACCAAACGCTTTGTTTCCGCCTATACCATACGCATTGGCCACGTCTTGGCGTCCCTGAACGGCCATCACATTGGTAGCCACTAACCAACCGTTGACATAAACGTCAACTCTTGTGGATTGATTTGGCTTGTTAAGATTCATTACCCAGCCACTGATAACGCTACAGTCAGCATAGTCAAAATTACCTGCAAAGTTACCACTAGCGGGTGGTATGGGCACTATATTTGGATTGGATGGTGGGTTGGTTGAACCGCCATTGTGCGGATCATTTTCTACAAAGCAATTGGCTGTATTCTGGTCCATCTGACCCGTGGCTGCCAACCAGTGCTGCGGTTTGAAGTTGCTCCCGTCCTGATAAGCCGCAAACAAACTCCCGTTGTAGAAATGGGCATAAACTGACTCGCCCCAAGCGGTAGTGAATAAATACTGACCCTCTGTGTAATTACAAGTCCCGGTTGGTGGATTGGTAGGTTGGCTGCCACCGCTACAGCCACTGACCGTCATGGGTGAACCCCCAATGTCATTCGATGTACCGCAGATCCGTACCGAGATGGTGTGAGGTTGGCCATTTTTCCAGGAGGCATTGGCGGGGAAACTGTAATTAAATCCGTGATAGCGAGCTGCTGCGTTTCCGAATGCTCCTACCAAATCCTGCCGATCTCCGTTGGCAGTAATACCGGAATAGGTCTTAGTGCCATCCACATAGATATCAACGGTGATGGGTTGATTCAGGTTTGCTCCATCGAAGGCCCAGCCTCCAACTCCATCGCAGTTGGCATAATCCATTGAGCCATTGGGGCTGCTAACAGAGCATTGTGCCCATGTACTGATGATCGCCACGAAGATCAGCACAATGGTTAGAGTAACTCTCCTTTGATGAGGAGTAGATTCGTATAATTTTTTCACTACATTTGGTTGTTTGATGGTTAAACATTGAACGAGTCAAAGCCCTACGTCCGGTCTCCAAACTGAAGTGGGGCTTTTTTTGAGACAAGTATCCAGCTATTTTCTTGACTGTCCAACTCCGAAAATTCCAATATTGAAAAGTTTATAAATTTATGATTCGGTAACTTATAAAGGAGATACGGTTATAAATTTTGAGGAATTATATACATTATTAAATGAGTATTATTTTTTGTGGGAATGATCATTTTATACAGATATGTTAGATTTTTAATTAATTATTTTTAATAGTAAAGGTGCTTAAAATTTATACAATAACTCAATATTATCTTACAAGATGAAAATAATGCTGAAGTTCTTTAATTCTTAGAAAAATTTAATTTTTCTAAGAATTAAAGTAAAAAATCTTACTTACTCTGTTTGCTGATTTGATCAATGGGGATATTCCCGTTTTTACTGGGGATATTTCCCGTATTTAAGAAAGTACAGAAGCGAAAAGATTAATGCATTAGTAGCTACATTAAATATTGCCGCTTGGTAAAGTAAGGATATAGTTTCAATCAAAAGGTAGAATATAATCTTATTTTCAGGTATCTTTGATAGGAGTTTAATAACTACAAAAGTGGATTTAAAGCGGGATACTGGTAAATTGATTCGGGAAATCAGAAAGAAAAAGGGGATGACTCAGGGAGATTTAAGCCAGGCCCTGGGAATAACTAAACAGTCTTTCGGTCGGTATGAAAATGGCACTGCTAATTTATCACTCGATACCATACAAAAGGTAGCAGAAAGCCTTGAGGTCAAAGTCAGAATTATTTTTGAATAATTTTTTGCCTCTTTTGTAAGAATATAATCTTACTTTTGTATATTTGAATTGTCAATGAGGTACGAAGGGCGTATCCATTAACAACAAGAAACCCCGTACTTCTGTCGCCAAACTTAGATACGGGGCCTTGTGAGCATTTAAACTGCTAGGTTAAAATGAACACGGTACAAATGTACACGGGTAAGGGGAATTATATACCCCTTATTCGACAGAAGGCGAAAAAAACGCCCCGAATTACGCTACAGCTTTACAAAAGGCAAGTTCCAATCCCCGTTGATTTAGCCATCGAAATATGGCGGCCTGTAGTCGGATTTGAAGGTCGATACCAAGTTTCGAGCAAGGGCAGAGTTAGGTCATTGCCGCAATTCGTAAAAGGCAGAATCCTTAAAACTCGAATTATCAACACTGGCTACGAAAGAACAGTCCTTTACGACGGAGCGACACAGCGCCATCTACTTGTTCACCGTCTTGTCGCGATGGCCTTTATCCCCAATCCGCTGGGGCTCCCACAGGTAAACCACAAAGACAGTAACCGTCGAAATAATACGTGGGCAAACCTTGAATGGGTCACTCTCCAGGAAAACATTGATCACGCCGTTAAAAACAACCCAGGCTTTGGAGGAAAGCCGAAAGTTACCCCTGCTCATATAGTAAACCGCATTATTAGCGACTACTATACCCAGCCCCGACAATTTACCATTGAACAGTTAAGCCTTACCTATAGGCTGTCCATTGATGGGGTAAAGAAAATCCTTCGCCAGCACAGTAAATCAAATCGGCATAGCCAGAAAACACTTTTAGGCATAATATCCGACTATCGGACGCGTAAGGCCATAGGTTTAACTACGGCTATGATCGCTCAGCGTTACGGCCTTTCCGAGAACGCCATTAGAAAGATTTTAGCGAGAGCTAACAGAAATGTACACCAAGCCACTCCTCTAACTTCTCAAGCCTCCACTAGTCATGAATAAACCCTTCACCCCACCTCCACCAATGGCCCAAAATGCGGCCCAATCCCCTTCTTCGCTGGATAGTCGGCGCGAGAGAAGTCTTCTCGAAATCAAGTCCGAACTGGTCGGTTTAGTTGATTCCTACTTTGAGTACGAATCGATCATTCCGGCTTTATCGGACATGCTGGAGCTATGGCTCAAAACCTACCCCTATAGTCTGGAGAAGGAGCATCAACCCCGTGAGCTATTCGGCACGTTGCGGCTCATTTGCTTTTTGTCCGAACTGAGAAGTACGCATGATCTATTCGTACAAGAGTCCAAAAAGGAGGTGAGCCATGCGCAGTAACGCCCTAATCCCACCACCTACTCCCCTCAAAACTCCAAAGTACACTAGTGACCCGTTTGGGAGGATGGAAGGCAGTCAAATCGTACATGTTGACCTGTTATATGCCGATGGCTCCAAAGGGGAGATTAATATCACGGCCCCGCATGTTGTATGGGGGGATGATATTGAACAACAAGCGGGCGGTATTCGCGCTTATCTCAATAAGAACGCGGAACGACTCGGTATCGTTTGGCATCACTTCCACGCCTATTACTCCCGGCCTGACGGCTCCATGCACAACTCCTGGTCATGGTTTCCTTATGACTGCATCAAAAAGGAGGAGATTCGGCCTGAAGAAACTAATATCCTCACCTTACCCGAAAAGCCCTAATGAACGAGCTAATTCAAATTACCACCGATGAGCAAGGCCCAAAGGTGAAGTCGGCTCGTGAGTTGTACGGCTTTTTGGAGGTCAAGTCCAAGTTTGCTGACTGGTTTAAAAATCGGGTGCATAAGTACGGATTTGTGGAGGGGCAAGACTTTGTTACGCTTTCTAAAAATTTAGAAAACGGTGGTCGTGAGTTGGACTACGCGCTCACACTGGATATGGCCAAGGAACTGGCTATGGTGGAGCGAACGGAGAAGGGTAAAGAAGCACGGCTATACTTCATTGAAAAAGAAAAGCAGTTGCGCCAGCTTGTCAGCGCTCCCACCAATGAGCAACTCCTAATCCAGCTAGTGAGTCAACAAACTCAGCTCATGGCCGACTATCAGCAACAACTGGCTTCCCTACGCGCCGACGTGGAAAGTATACGGGGTACCGTTCGTTTACCCAGACCCTCGGCCCCTCCACACCTTAAAAGAACCCCTTTACTTACCAGTCCTTCGCCAAAGCGCCCCGCTTCGGATTTGCGGCAGGCGGTGAAGCATCGGGTTAATGAGTACTGCGGGTATCACGGAGCCGAACAGGGGGAAACGTATAACTACCTGTACAAAAGGCTTAACGAGGTGTGGAGTGTGAACGTCTACCGATTGATTCGCCTAAACGGGGAGTCCTTGTTGGATGCCATTGAGCGGTACGGCTACCTCGATAAAATGTACGGCTTAATCATGGCGGAACTGAAGTACGTCGAGGAGTAAGCAAAATGTTAGTTTCAGAACGAAAGGATAAGGGTGGTAAGACTGCCCTTATCCAATCTATTCGCAAGCTCCCTCAGTACGAGCAGTGGAAGCGGGCTGTGTTTATCCGTGACCGCTTCCAGTGCCAACAGTGTGGGAAACGGAATGGACGCAAAAGGATCATTGAGGCACATCACAAACGGGAGCTATCAACCCTTGTAAAGGAATCAGGTGTGCGGTCAATTGAAGAAGCTATGGACTGTCCTGAGTTGTGGGATCTATTGAACGGCCAAACCCTATGCCATTCCTGCCATGAGCAGACGGAGAGTTACCCAAAGAATTTTTGTAAACTAGTAAAGAAGAAAAGAAATGGCAAATCAATACACTAAAGCCAACGTATCGAGCGAGTCGATTATTCAGGCTTACCTAAGTGGAGGGACAATTAAATCAGTTGCCGCTTTATTTAAAATAGATAGCAACACTGTTAATAGGATTACTAATGAAGCAGGCGTTACTAGGAAAAGGTATGGCAAGAAAAAGGCTATCCTTACCTCAGAAGTCAAGCAACAGATAGTCGCCACCTATTTAAGTGGAAAATCTAGCCTTGAGATTAGTAAGGAATTTGATGTGGCTCAAGAAACTGTCGCAAATGTTATGAATCAAGCAGGTTATAACATTAAACGGAAACACCTTACAAGCGAGCAAAAGAACTACATACTGGAAGCTTATAAGGCAGGCAAAAACAGCTATGAGATTGGCAGAGAGATTGGGTTCAGTAATGTAATTATTTCTAAAATTATCCGAGAGTCGGGCATTGAAAGGCGCAGTGTTTATAGGCTGAAAGATGACCAGCAATTACAAGTTGCCATTGACTATGAAAACGGGGAATCCTCAGAGCAAATTGCCAAACGATTGGGTATTTCAGCCAATACTGTTCGAAATGCAATCAAAAAGAATGGTGTTCAGATTCGGCAGCTCTGGCCGAAAAAGGAAGTACCCGAAGGTCAATTGTTCAATCCCAACTACGACCCTCAAGAGTTACCCGAATGCAAATTTTCGGGCATTTATAAGTTCACCAACAAGATCAATGGCAAAATATATGTTGGTCAATCCCAGGATATTTACAAGCGATATTACAGTCACAGGGAGATGATTGCAACTGGATTATTCACTAAGGCTCTCAAAAAATACGGCATCGGAAACTTCGCCTTTGAGGTTTTAGAAAGAGTTGACGATCTTTCGGCAATTGACCAAAGAGAGCAGTATTGGATGGATTTATATCAATGCTATGAACCTGGCATTGGCTATAACATTGCAAAGGTTGCCGGAACTGTCAGGGGTATAAAAAGGCCGGATGTTGCAGAGATTATGAAAAGGCGACCAAGGAAATATGGCAAGGATAACCCCTGTTACGGTCGAAAACTTTCAGAGTATACTAAAAAACTTATAAGTGAAAAGCACAAAGGTAAATCACTCTCCCCTGAGCATCGCGCTAAGGTTGGCAGGCCAATGACCCCCGAAAGGCAAGCTTTATTAAAAAGGGGAGCTATTGAGAAGTGCCGCAAAAAGATTGCTCAGATTGATTTAGAAAGCGGTCAAACTTTGCGAACATGGGAACATGTGGGAGATATTAAAGAAGAGTTAGGGCATAGTATTAGCGGTATACAGTGCGCATGCAGAGGCAAGGTTTATGATTCAGCCATTAGTGCTTACCGCCCCAAAACCTCTCACGGCGGTTTCAAATGGCAATATGTAGACTAACCAAAACAGCCCGACAGCACTCTATGCGCCGTCGGGCTGTTTCCTTACCAAGCGGCAATATTTGATGTAGCTACATGTTTTAGCTGCGCTTGGGTAACTGCACGCCTTAATCATTTTTTGTTTCAATTGCAAAACCATCTTTTCGTTCTGTATCTCCTCTTTTTCATTCTATAATACTTTTATTTCCTTTTCCACTAAAATCGCGAGGTATACCAACTTCTCCTATTCTACCTTCACTAGTATATTCTGCATTTGTAAACTTTGTTCCATTTCTGTACGTTTGTTTATTGAAGTGTTATATCTGTTTTATCTGTAGTACTACTTTGTTTTTTAGTACTTGTATCTGCATCATCACTATGTATATGTGTTGATGCACCAACATCACGAAATCTAATTCGGCAAAGGGGCTGTCGGTAGAGAAACGGGTGTAGTAGGCTACCTAACGAATAGGTAGTAATCTACCCATTTTCTGCGATGCTTTAATGCCTTCACCATAACTCAAAGAGGCTGAGCTATGAACAAGGTCGCAGAGCGTCCCAAAAATTTTCTAAAGAAAATGATTGAGGACAAAAAGAAGCTCGTGGAATATATCATGTCTGGCGATGAATCCAAGAAGCCCGAAGGAACGGAGTTTATCAACCCATACTCCTTACCCGGTACGCGTAAATAAAGATGGTTTCCTATTTGATACTGACCAAGGTATCACTTATCAACTCTTTGTTCAGTCTAATGCTAAGGTCTTCCCTGAACAACCTTTTGGCGAAAACTGTGTAACCCTTTCAGTTCTTCCGCTCAGGGGTTATAGCCGACCAACAGCCTTTAGTCTCAAAGGTGATCCTAGGCTTGAGCTAACAATAATGGACGAGCTAAAAAAACTCTTTCAAGCTAATCCGCTACTTGTTATAGCTTATAGCTGCGATTTAACCAATGAACTTGAGCGCCACAGGAGCGTAACTTTTGGCAGGTGGTACCGTAAGTACCTTAGCACTGTTGGAGTACTCCGTAAAAAGTATGAAAATCCGGGCTTGCGGGCCTATGGTGCCGTTTTATACCACGAAAGCAACCCTTATATGATAGAGATTGAAGAGGAGTTCTCTGAGATTTTTTCAGGTAAATAATAAAAAAAGGTCAATCTGGGCAGATTGACCTTTTTTGCTTGGCTAATGAATGTATCTACATGTAATTACCCCTTTTTGTGTAACTACAATCCTTCCTCTATATTGGCTACCTAAAACCTTCCTTTGGTCTAAAATGGTACGCCTTCTCATACTGTTGCTGTTTATACTCCCGTTGTTCTTTGGTTGCCAAAAGGGGGCAGAGTCCAGTACAAATAAAACCTTTGCCTTCTCTGGCGATCAGATAGATAGCGTTAGGCGGGAAAACCTGAAGGCTAAGGTGGATAGTAATATCATCCTGGGCTTTAAGTTTGGGATGAGCAAGCAGCAGTATAATTATAATTATGCCAGGTTAGTGCAAAATAAAACGTTATTTAAGTACAGCAAGACCGATTATTCGTATGAAATAAAGGCGGATTCTTTACCAGATAGCATAGATGCATTATTTATACCCATGTTTGATAAAGATGAATTAGTCGCCTTGAAGTTACTTGCACATGGGACTACAAGTGCAACCCCAATTGGCTCATTGGTTTTAAAAAAATACCTCACAAAGAACTATGGACAAAGGTATTTGTCTAAGAGGAGTGTTTCAGATATATGGATAAAGGGAGGGGTCGAGGCTGAGGTTAAACGAGAAAAGGTTCAGACTGACCCGAATTTAGGCCCACTTGTTTATGATGTAGTGATGTTTCGGCCAACCCAATTTGCTTTATTGGCACATCTGTAATCACCCTAAATCCCCGATTCTACCTTATTAAGGTAGTCAACAAATAGCTTCAACAATGTGTCATAACTAAAAGTAATTCATTATTACTTTTAGTTATGAAGTGCTTATATTGCAAGCAGTTTATAAACTGCTTTTGTCGTGAATTCATCAGCTAGTGGTGCCCTGTCCTTCGACGCCCTCATAAACACCGCCAACTTCCATGCGCAGTTGGACGAAATGGAGCGAAGGATAAGGGGGTTTTCCACCACTTCAGTTCGGGAGACGAAAAAAATTGACGACTCCTTTCAAAATTTAGGTCGTCTTGCCGCTGGTGCTTTTGCGTTTGCTGGCCTTTCGGAATTACCTCAGCAACTATTTAAGGTAAGGTCAGAAGTTCAGCAATTAGAAATTTCGTTCGCCGTATTATTAGGCTCACGTGCCAAAGCAGATGCCTTTTTAAAGCAAGGTATTGAGTTTGCCAACAAGACACCATACGGGTTAGATGAGGTAGCCAAGGCCCAAAAACTCATGCTGGCCTATGGGTTTAGCGTGCAAAGCATTATTCCAACACTGACCAAACTAGGGGATATTGCCGCCGGAACGGGGTCGAATTTGGTGGAGTTAGTAGCTGCTTATAGCCAGATAAAAACGCAGGGAACGGCGCAACAGGATGATCTAAACAAGCTGATAGAGAGGGGGATAAATTTGACGCCCGAATTTTCCAGATTACTAAAAATTAATGACAAGGATGTTCGCCAGTTCGTTGCTGATGGCAAGATAGGTTTCAATTTAGTTGAGCAGGCGATCACAAGCCTAGTAGATGGTACGGGTAAGTTGAATTTCGGCGGTATGATGGCTGAACAAGCCAAATCCTTAACAGGGCTAACCTCAAATCTTGCCGCGGCATGGGATACGATGTTAAATCAAATCGGCAAGGATAATGAAGACCTTTTAGCGAGTGCCATTACAGGCGCAACGGGCTTAGTTGAAAGTTATGAGCAAATTCTAAATCCATTAAAAGTATTAATCGCCACTTACGGCGCGTATAAAAGTGCCATTGTCTTGACCAGTGTTGTTCAGGCGGCTGCAAATGTAGCGGGAAACGTTCAGGCGTGGCTTAGTTTGGCAACGACCATACGAAGTGCAAAAGACGCTCAAATTGCCTTTAACCTGGCAACTTCGGCTAGTCCTTGGGTAATTGCGGCTACTGCCATTATAGCCGTTACAACAGCTCTTATTGTTTATAAAAAAGAACTGACTGCTACTCAACAGGCAGAGCTAGACTTGCAAGAATCGAGGGAAAATGCCAACTCTCAAGCCGATGCAGAAAGGGCTAAAATTGAACAACTCAAAACTACAATCACAAACGAAAAGCTAAGTCGTGATGCTCGAAATAAAGCCCTAAAAGACCTTATTGCCCTTTCGCCTGAGCATCTCAGTGCATTAACGCTAGATAGTGTTAAAACGCAGGCTGGCACTAAATCTATTAATGATTATGTGGAGGCACTTAAGCGAAAATATGAGCAACAGGAACTTGATCGAAAATTTACAGAGTCTTTTCGACGTGAATCCGAAGCCAAGGCCGGTAAAAATGAAATCAGTTTTTTTGACAAAGCATCACTTCTTCTTGCTCAGGCAGGAAGTGACGGTTCTTTTGATTCATCTAAGGCAATAGCCGAACAGAATAAAAAACTGAATGCTGATAAAATTAAACAAGAGCAGGATTATCGTGAACAATTAAAGTTAGAACAGAAGGCCAATGATGAAACCGCCAATTCCACCGTCAAGGCCGAAACCACAAAGCAAAAGGTTCGGGCAGTAACCCTAAAGCAGTTAGATGAGGCTATATCTGCCCAAAGGGAACAGTTGAGTCTGGATAATACTGACGCCAAAAACTCTCAAATCCAACGCCAAATCGACGCCCTTGAAGCTCAACGGCGTCGATTAACCGGAGAATTAACCCCAGAAGAAAAGAAGGCCCAAAAGGAAGCTGACAAAACCGGCCCCTTTGGTTCCCTGTCTTACTACGAAGCCGTAAGTAAGCACTTCGAGGAATTAATTTCAAAAACTCCCAAAACCGATACTACTACACTTAACCAACTTAATGCCAAGAAACTTGCCGCTGATGCGCAAGTCGAGGAGATACGTAAGAAGTTGGCTATTAAAAGTTTCGACGAGGAAATAGCAGACAAAAAAGCCAAGTATGAACTATACACAAAATGGATTGAAGCCTATGGGCAACAAGCCGCTGACAGTCAATTTGCTGACCTTAAAGCATCTGGCCAATCCTACCTCGACTTTTTAAATACCCAAATTGCGAATCTGGAAAACGAGCGTGATAACGCTGGATTGACTTCAAGCCAAACGACCAATCTGGCTTCGTTACTAGAGCAACGAGACACAATAAAGCAAAAGAAATCACCTATTGATGTATTCAATGAGAGTCTCCAAAAGGCACAGGTTGAGTCCAAGAGTTTAGCCGACTACCTGGTAAAGCTCAATGAAATACAGGATAAATTAAGTGGCAAAACTCCGACAACAGGGGAGGACTTTGCCATCAACAAGCGAGCCGCTGAAGAGAAAGTACAAACTGAGCAGCAACTCAAAGATCAGGTTAATCAATTTTTGCAATCGTCAGCTAGTTCCGGTGAACAGGAGTTAGCCATTAGGAGGAAATATAACGACCTGCGACTAGGGCTTGATAAGGAGTATAATGGTCAGCGAACTGAAGCATATGAAGTAGCCCTTGCCGACATCAATACGAAAGAGCAACGGGAATTTGAGGAGTTTAAGCAACGCAAATTTGAAGAATCGGAAGCTTATCGAAACACGACCAAGGTTATTGTTGAGGAAGGGCGAAAACAGCAACGGGTTGAAATTGAAAAACAAAAGAATCTTGTAGCGAGTGCCCTTGGTGAATTTGGAGCAAATAGTGAACAGTACAAGACTGCCCAGAAAAAACTAAATGAACTTCAAAAAACGTTCAGTGCAGGTACCGCCAATATTGTTAGTCAATATACATCAGCCATCAGTCAATTAGGGCAGACCCTTTCCCAATTAGGTGGCGAAGCGGGGGCGGCTGGAAGTATGTTAGTCGTTCTTGCCTCAAGTGTCGATTTAATTGCTCAGGCATCCAAAAAAGGGGCTACTGCTACCGAGCGAATTGCTGTTGGCGTTCAGGGACTTATCGGCTTAATTGATGGCATTGCTACCGCCAATCAGCAAAGGAAGCAGGCTGAAACAGAGTACTATCAATCTGTTATTGCTCAACAAGAGCAGTATAATATCCTGCTGAATGAACAACTTGGTTTACAGGCCAAAAATCGGGAAAATGTATTCACAACAGATTATGTAGGTGAGATTCAGGATAACTATAAAAAACTCACTGACGCTGAAGAGAAATACCAGGCATCCCTGAAAAAGCTGGCAGAAGGTCGGGCTAAGGTAGGGCTCATCGATTCACTGGATCGGAACGCTGCTGCTAAATCCACCTTAACAGGCGCGGCTATTGGTACGGCTATACTTCCCGGTGTAGGAACCGTTGTTGGTGCGGTCGCGGGTTTCGTGGCGGGTATTTTTGGTTCGGCCAGTAAAAAGGAAGAGGAGTTTGCGGACTTACTTCGTGTATATCCTGACTTAATTAAAAAAGGCACAAACGGAGTAGACGAGCTGAATAGCGCCTTGGCCGAGAGCCTAATCTCAACCAATTCCGTCGATGAGGCTACTAAACAATTACTCCAAACCACCCTCGACTGGCAAAAGCAAATAGACGAAGCAAAACAAGCTATCCACGAAGTCATCAGTACTTTGGCCGGTTCGCTCGGCGATGACCTTCGTAACTCGCTCGTTAGTGCTTTTGAGGATGGCACTAATTCGGCTCAAGCCTTTGGTGATTCGGTTTCCAAGATCCTGGATAATCTCTTATCTCAACTCATTTTCAATCAGGTCTTTTCGAAGCAATTCGATCAGTTGCAGAAAGAACTGGAGGAATCGGTTGGGCCAAACGGAGATAATAACTGGGTGGATGATTTCGGCCGGTTCTTTGGCAAGGCGGATGATCTCACGAAACTCTTTAATCAGGGGCTTGCCGATGCGCAGGATGCCGCTAAGCAGTATGGATTGGATATTTTTAAGCCAAGTGGGTCGGGCGCATCTTCAGCAACTGCGGCCACTAATGCGGTAAAAAGCATACAGGAGGATACGGCCAGCCTTTTGGTTGGTCAGGCGAATGCGATGCGAATACAGCAGGCTAATACGAATCAACTAATCAATCAGCAGCTGCTAGTACTTGGCAATATAGACCGTAACACAGCGCGAATTGAAAAGACCAATGACCTGCTTGAAAAGATCGATGGAACGATCTCAGGCTTGAATGATGGCCTTCGCGCCAAAGGAATTTTATAATTAATGGGTTTCAAGTAGCCACTTGATGGGCTTTTAAACTGCTTATAATACAAGCAGATAACTGCGTAAGGTAATGAGCGTAATCTATTCCATAAATGGGGTTCTGTTTTCTCAATTCGGCGTGATTGTATCAGGTTCGGATGGGATATTGGATGGACTGGAGCTAAAAGACCCCTTTACAGTGGAGTGGCCCGACGCCCATGGCGAAGTAGTCGACTTGACGCGACCGCGCTATAAACCCCGCCAAATCAAACTGGACTGTTGTCTAGTCGCTACGGATGAGGTTGATTTTGTGTCAAAAGTTAACGCCATGGAAGCGCAGTTTCTCAAATCAGAAACCCAGCGACTGAGCATCAGTGTCCTTTCGGCTAAGCCCATGGTCTATGAGATCTATATGCGGTCAGGCATATCGATCAAAAAGAAATGGCGGCAGGGCAAAAAGATGTTCGGTCAGTTCACTCTGGAATTAACCGAGCCACAGCCCATTAAATACACTCTTGTTGGTGCAGGCGCAACAACTGCAACAATTACCATCACCGCCGTTACGCCCGTCAAACTTCACTGGGGGGATGGCAGTGTTACCATTGCCCAAGGTACCAATCAGACCTACACCCACAATTATGGCGGCTCTAGTGGGGTCTTGTATTACTTAATCATCGCGGGCGAACTGGAGCGATTCACGGAACATTCAAAAACTAACCTCACTGTCCTATGGCCCCGATTGTATTAAGGCAGTCCAATGGCGACGAGGTACCCGTTTTAGCCCTTGCGCCTGTTCGTTCCCTGGAAAAAGGTGAACAGAAACAGGAATTATTGAATGCGGATACACTCACATTTTCGGTAAAAACCACGGCGCCGTTAGTGGTCGGGATTGGGGTGACCGTCCCCATATTTGGGCAGCTGTACACCACCAATCAAGTGCCTGCCCTGACCCGAAAAGGAGAGGATTGGTTTGAGTACGAAGTCAAACTGGAGGGTCCACAGTACCATTTACTCCGAGTCATCTTTTTTGATTCGGCAACCAGTGGCAACGCCCTTTCCTCTTCGTTTTCCTTAACCGGGAATCTCCAATTTTTCTCGACCGTTTTGCAGAGTAACATGGCCCGCGTCTTTGGCGGAGCGTGGGGTCTTGGCACGGTTCAGATTCCCGGCGAAGTCGATGATACCGGTACTGTTGGACCTCCCATCGATGGGGAAGATACGGTCACCAAAACCCTCACCTTCGAGAATGAGAATTGTCTGTCGGTGCTGCAACGACTCTGCACGGAGTGGGGAACTGAGTTTCAAATTGAATACCGACCGAATGATGCGCCGAATCGAGTCTTACACATTAAGCCTGCCGGTCAGGTACTGGAGTATACGTTCCAGTATGGACAGGGAAAGGGCTTGTATGAGCTGAGTCGTCGATCCGTTGAGAATACGCCTTTTGTGACGCGGGCGTATATATTTGGCTCAAGTAAAAACCTACCCAGTGGCTACCGGGGCTATGCTACACGCTTACAGTTGCCTTTTGCGGGCTCTGGCACCTCCTCGCTGGATGATTCCTTTCTTGATAACAGTGCGGCTATTGCTGCGTTTGGCCTCATCGAAGGTACCCAGATTTTTGAGGAGGTCTACCCGCATCGAACGGGAACCGTCGGCGCTTCAGCATCACAACTCACCTTCACCGATCCCGATATCCCCTTCAACCCATTGGCCATTGATCGGTATGATGTCGTGAATGGAAATAGTAAGCCTCACTATCAATATATAATTGATGGTCTGACTATAAAAATTCATTTTCAAACGGGGGGACTGGCTGGCTATGATTTTGAATTAGTCAAGTTTGATCCAACCACCAAGACGTTTACGATTAAATCATTCACGGATGAGCGGGGTCAAATTTTTCCCGATCCGGTTGATGGCTCCCCGTTTCGCATTGCTGCGGGTGATACCTACGTGATGACTGACATCATCATGCCGGATGAATACGTCGAAGCCGCCGAAGCCCAACTGTTAGCCGCAGGCACCCAATGGCTCCGCGAAAACAGTACGCCAGCGGTGGAGTATTCGCTGACGCTTGATGAAATGTACCTTCAAAAGTTGGCCAATGATACCGGGTCAATTCCCATTGACAATCCACCCAACTTTTTCTCAGTCGGAGATCAGATTCGACTAGTTGACACGGAATTAGGCATTGACCGCTACGCAAGAATAATTGGGTTTACCAGGGATGTGATTCGGCCGTATAAGTACACGCTTACCCTTGGTGATGCACCCAAAGTCCCTTTGCTGGCTAGAATTCTGTCCCACCAAAAGGATATGACAAAGGTGCTCAATGGGAGCGGTTTGGTTGATCCATTGGTGGGCAAAAACAGCACGGATATTGCCGCTTTGAATAAAGCTGAAATTCTGCAAACCGTCAGTGATCAAATTCGTGTCATTGCCCACGCAACGAATTATACCTTATCAGCGACACCGGTACCCGAGGGGTTTACCCCTTTGCTGCATAACCAACTGGTACGCAATTTTCTAAAGGTTGCCGTGTATGATGGACCGCCCGAGAATGTAAAACAGACAATTATTGGTCAGCTTCAGGCCATTGCCATAAAGAAATTATGAGTAAGCCCTTTGCGCCGACGGGGACGGCTACAGGCCCCAACTGGGAATATCGGATCGAACGCGATGGGCTCTTTACCGATTGGGTAGACTGGTCGGTAGATTTGATTTTCGATCAGGACCCGGATGGGGGCGATCTGAGAACCGGCGTGCTGTACTGGCTCTATGCCCGAAATGCGCTACTGCCGACCGATGAGCCGGGTTCGTATCAAAAGGTACTGGCAGCCTCGATTGAGCTCACCGAAAGTGGTCGGGTAGTGTCGGCAACGCCCGACGGCGATCTGACACCCGAAGACTCCCAATACCCAGTAATTCTAACGGCTCCCGCCGAAGCGCAACCCCTAGTTTTGCACTGGAATACGCTCCTGACGCGCTATGAATTAGTGAATGGCGTCATTCCCACGTTGCTAAATTTAACCACGGCGGCATCGGATGCGGATCTAACCTACGTGGCTGATCTATTACTTCCCTTTAGCACCGGCCAGATTCCGGGGGATGAGCGGGTGATTGAAGCCATTTTTTGTTATGAAGATGAGGAGGTGGTTGGACTCACGGTGGATAACGAGCATTTGTTTTATTTGAGTGCCGATATGATCGGTACACCTCAGTTGCATGGGTTCAATCTGCCCGGTGGACGGTTTCGTAAACTGTTGCAGGATGCGGCCGGAGGGCTGGATCAAACCATGAAACTGACCTTTCCCGATAATACCCATTTTCTTATCAACTACCCCGACGGCGTCTCCGATTACGCGGGCGGGGTATTATCATTAAAAATAATTCCAACGACATGACCATGACTAAACTTCCCATATGTTTCCTGCTTCTTGTCGCTACTGTTGCGCTTGGGCAAAAAGTAGAAATCGGTCCCGGCATTCAGCGCCCAACGCTTCAGGGCGTGTATAATCTGTCATTTGATGCCAGCAATAATCTAGTCCTGACGCCCAAATTTGGCACGCCGTTCAAAGTGCCCATTGACCCCAATCAGGTAAAAGGACTGGGGGCCAAACTAGGCTTAAAGGCCATGGCCAGTGAGTTGTCGGGCGTGCTGATTCGGGGAAAACAGCTCTTTAACTACGCGGATCCGGGCAATATGCCGGGCAAATACTTCAACACGGCGGGCGACACCATCGCCAATGCGCTCTACACCGAGTCGAATTTTATTCCGGTTTCCCCCGGAATGGTCTTAACTGCTAGTGATAAGCAGTACGTGACCTATTACTCCAAAGAGCAGGTAGCCTTAGGCGTTGGGGCCAGCTATAACCGGCCCAGTAATAGCTTTACCGTTACCGCAAACACCTATTACATTCGGATTACGGTAGCCAATAGCTTACTGACCACGTTTCAGCTGCAGGTGGGCAGTAGCATCGTGGGAGCACCTAGTTACCAATTAACTCTGAACGGGGAGACGCGCACGGCACTTCGGGCGCAACGCACAGCGTTAGCCAGTAAAGTATTAACTCGCCAATTGTCCGGGGGTAAAAACCTCTATAATAAAAACGACACGGAAGGCAGTAAAGATAATTATTACGTGACCCCGGCTGGCGTACTCACTTTCGCGTCGGGTTACTTCGTGTCAGGCTTTATTCCGGTGACTCCGTCGGGCGTGTACGTAGCGAACGGCTCCCGGCAGAACGTAGCGTATTACGATTCTTTGCAAGTTCCGTTGGGCACAGGAGCCGCCTTTGACCGGCCGGCCAATAGCTTTACGGTCACGGCAGGCACCTACTATATTCGGGCCACGCTGGGCACCCCGAAAGACGCGTTTATGGTCGAAGCGGGAACTACCAGCAGTACCACCTACATTCCCTATGCGGTCAATCTGGACGTAACGACCCCTCAGGCGTCGACGGCCATGGTGACGGCCAGACAAGCCAAAGCCCGCGCAGTACAGGCCGTTACGACGCTGAACGGCGTTTTTGTGCAGGGCAAAAACCTGTTCAATAAAAATGCACCGGATACGATTCGGTACCGCTACCTGGACGAAAACAACTTTCTAACCTACTACGCCACCGGCATGGTGTCAGGCTTTATACCCGTTAAGCCAGCTACCGTCTACACGCCCACCAACAAGCAATTCGTCTGCTTCTATGATTCGGCCCAAATCTTTATCTCAGGCCTTCGCTATGACCGAGCCGCCTTGAGCGTTACGACCCCGGCCAAATGCGCCTTTGTTCGCTTAACCGTCATTGGCGATCCGGCCTTGTTTCAATTTGAGGAAGGCAGTACCGCCACCACCGTTTACCCCTATACCTATAGGCCTGCCACCAATCTAACCGGCAAACGGATCTGGTTAGGTGGAACCAGCATTCCGGCGTTGGGAGGCTATTGGGAGCTGGCGAGCGAAGCGGTTGGTGCCACATTAATCAACCAAGCGGTGCCGTCTTCGACTATTCGCAAAGCCGATAAAACGGGCAGTTGGGCGGGCGTGCCCTGGCAGAACGTGGCATACAGTTTAAGTATGACACTGGCCGAAAAGCGGGCGTTGATTTCGGGCTGGAGCACTTACAGTGCCGTTTTGGGCAATTCACCACCCAATGTGCTCACTCCTGCCGATACGGTCTATTTTCTGAACTGTTCCTACGAGCGAAGTCTGGTGCCTTACCTGAATGGAACCTACCCCATGCCCGATTTATTTGTCTTATCGCATGGCTATAACGACCGCTTTACTTCGGAAACTATAGCCGAATTTGATACCGTTCCGGCCACCCGTAACAACCGGAATTATTTTCTGGGCGCGTCCAATTACATCATTGATATCATTTTAAGTTATAATCCCCGCGCCAAAATCGCCCTGGAAGGCCATTATGAAAACCAGCTCGACCCCCGAGTGGCATTAGGTCAACAAACGCTGGCCACCTACTGGCAATTTCCGCTGTTAAAACTTTGGGAGAAAACCGGCTGGGGTCAACAAAAAGTGCCGGGCACGCAGGCCCTGTGGACTACAGTGCCCTGGAGTAGTTATTCGTCGGGTGCGGACACCGCTCACGACATGAGTGCGCTTCGCTACTGGGTGCCGGACAATGTGCATCCGCATTCTGATCCGTCGGGCAAAGCCCGGAATTTATTGGCGGGACTGGTCACCACGTTTTTAACTGAACTGCCCTGATATGGCTACGCGCTACGTTGCCCGGTTTGCCCGCATTAGCTCCGAGCTGGCCCTGACCGGAACGGGTCAGCCCACCGATAAGGTGTATTATGTCCTGCCTGAAGGCATCGATTTGCCAGTTGTTGGAGATAAGCACATACCGCTTCGTTCGGGCCTTATCCGCTACGCGGGGCCTTTATCGTCACTTTCGACCTCTTGCAGCGGAACCGATCCGGGTGAGCCACCAACCGATCCGCCGGTGTCGGGACTGCTTACCCTTGCTGATTATGTGTTAGCGCTGCCGTTGGCGATTGATGTCTACGCTACGCCGAATTCGGATGGATTTTCCGTGTTTTTCTATTTTCGAACGCCCTCCAGCTGGAACTATAAGCTTGAGTATGTGGGGCATTTTGCCGGGAGTTGGGCACCGGTCCCATTGCTACCAGAACCCGATTCCTACGGCTATCAGTCCAGTGCGTTTGTCTCACTGGCTTATCCAGGCGACATTCTTAACGTGTCGCTTTCCCCTGATGGGGTCAATAATATCCAGACGGCCTCGTATTTGGTAACCGGGGCCATTGATCGTACAACCATTTTACCCCTGGCACCATGACCGCTAATCAACAAAAACTCCGAACCCTTCTCGATCAGTTCATTGACTTGCTCGAAGAGGCCAAAGCCCTTATTGGGAATGAGACAACGGCCGATCCAACACCAATCACACCTCCGGTGGTTGTGCCTCCCGTATTTGGTTTGCCGCGCACCCGACTCGGTACACGGGGAGGCTATCCTATTGTGCAGGCAACGGGCTATGACAACCCAATTGAAGTGTACTCAGTGGAGGGAGAACCTGATAAAATCGCGCCGAGGGGGTCAAATATTCAGTTTGACAAACTACCCGGTGTTGTTGTTAAAGGCGTCGCAACGGCCAATTCGGGTTATTCACCACCGGATAATTTTGCGCCGGCCGGTTACGAAAAACGCATGTGGGGCGCTACGGCCGCCAGTGGATTTTACTGGATAAAACTGGATCAGATACCTACACCAACGACCTCGACCGCTACGGTGTCGGGGCTAAAAACCATCGCTGATTATGCCCTCGACAAGTAATCAATACGCCAAAAAGATCCGCAACCCCTTCACGGGTGTGACGGGCTGGCCAGCCGGTACCGACCGCTGGTTATTGTATTCAAGCTGGAGTTGTGAGGAGGCTGAAACCTATTTTCGCGGGCTGGCCTCGATTGATGCGGTGATTGCGGCCACGACCGATGTGGCCCCTGAGATTGATTCGGTTCGGGAGTGTTCCCCCGCAGCGGCTCCTTCACTGAGTTTGCCAACAGCGCCCGATATGACGCCCGGCTCAGCCTATGAGTGGATAGTGCCCTATTCGGCGGCCACGGCAGCCAGTGGGCAAACCATTACGCTCTTATCGATGGCCAGTCATGCCTTTTTAACCGCCGTGACTGAAACGGTGAGTGGGGCAAAACGACTAAAAATATCTGGTACTGTCCCTTCTGGACTGTCAGCGGATAGTTCGGTAACGATTACCGCCAAGCAAACCGATAACCAGCAAACTCCAGCGACGAAAACCATTCATGTCGTGGTATCGGGTTCGGTTGGCCCCAACCTGCCCACCTGGGAGACCTTCGCGTATCAGCCCATTACGACCAATACCGATTGGCCCACCACGGATACACGTGTGCACAGGGGGCAGGCGATTGGCCCCAAAGCAGTACTGGACAACGGGACCATTCACGTTGAACTCTGGAAGAATTTCGGCGGCTCACCCGCGCACATTTCCTTCTCGGGTGGACCCAACTTAATCAACCAATTTGATTGGGGTAGAGGCAATGGACTGACCATTTACCGGGGCGGTCGCACCCGGCAGGTAGAATCTGAAGGAAAAGCGGTGGAACCCGCCTGGGCAACTCCGGAAGGGGCAGGAGTCGGCAACAATCCGATTCAGGTAGGGGATACGTTTGATAACCCGGCGGTGGTTATGGCCTACGGAAACGACGGCACAACGCATTATATAAAAGTGCGCATGATGAACTGGGCGGTGCAAAATGATCCCACCGACGTGATTTTAGAACAATGGGTCAGACTCGACGGGCGGGCCGTGCACGTCTGGACTAAGCTCACCCATAACCGTACGGGCGATCAAACCCAGTACCCGGCCCGCTCGAACGAATACCCCAATTTCATTGTCAACGCACCACTCAAGTATAACGCGCGGGTAGCTGGAGACGGCAATTTGACGTTCCTGACCGATTGGGATCAAACCCCGGTTCACCAGATAGAAAACTGGACAGCGATGGTGCCTGAAGCCAGTGCGGATAGTCTCGGCGTAGGGCTCTGGCGGGAAGGTAGTTTTGCCAGTTCGCAGTTTCGCTATGCACCCTTTGATTCGGCCACCGACGAATTTGCCAACCCCGCCAACTACAACACAAGTGAGCAGCACATCACCTACGATTGGAACGGAGTCTATTATAGTCACCATGCCTTTATCGTGGGCACTGTCACACAGATTCGCGCCTGGGCCAATGCGCAGACCGACCACCGCAATACGCTCAGCTGGAAATTCAACTCCCGCAACGGGCGGGGCTACTTCTACTGGGAAAATGCGGTGGATACCGGTTTCCCAACGCCCGAAGATGGGATGGAGCTGACCCTGTCGGGTGGTTTCCGGTTCTATTTTCCGCTGGTTTCGCTCCTCGCCAGTTCGGTCACAACCCTTTGGATGCGCTATAAAGCTGGGAGTGGGTTGCCAACAGGCGGGTATATTGTGGCTGGTCGGGTCGGGCAAAGCCCCCAAGATCAGGAAAAGGAGGGCTCTGGTCAAATGGGCAATTTTACGATTGTGGCCGATGATACCTGGCGCACTGTTGGTATTCCAATTCCGGCGGGGGGCGTTTTTCCTAGTAGTAACTACCTTAACTACGTGAGACTGATGTTCCCCGGTAATCCGACTGGCGCTAAACTAAAAATCGCCTGGTTCAATACCAGTAATGGCGATCCGGAAGCGTAAAGAAAATAGATTAGGTTTTATTGGTTAAAAAAGAGGAAGCAGAAAACGCCGGGTCATGGGATGAGCCCGGCGTTTTTATTTGACTAATCGTTTCGAAAACATCTCGCCTTCCCCCGTTAAAAGCCATTGGGAAGAAATGCCAAAGTCCTTCACAAGCCACGTTAAATAGCTCAGTTGAAATTCCCCCTCCGGCTTTTTGCGAAGTTGATAAAAATTGCCCCAGTTGAGGTTGTAGAGGGTGGCGAAGCTGCGCCGACCGCGAAGCTTTTTCTGTTTGACTAGCTCATCGATGGCAGCAAAAAAGCGTTTGTTGATGGCTTGGGAGTCGGGGTTTTGCACTAAGAAAAACGGTTTATGATACCGAATCTATAAATTTTTTAATTAGTGCAACAAAACAAATTTTTACTCGTAATGGTATATACTTGCAATCAAATACTAGACACTCGGGTGGGAGTGGGGTAAAAAAGTTTCAGTAAGCTTTCAGTAGACTACTGAATAATTAGGGATAACTAATTTAGTATCAATCGTTTACTGTAGCACCAATGCTTTTTCTTCATAAGTCTAACTTCCTACTCCGAACGGTCTATCCCGAGTGCTGGTGGAAGATCGAGGATGAATCCGAGCCAACGATTTATCTGACGTTCGATGACGGGCCAATTCCCGAAGTGACAGAGTTTGTGTTGGGTCAACTGGATAAATTTTCGGCTCAGGCGACATTTTTTTGTATTGGCGATAATGTTCGCAAGCACCGGGACATGCTCTACAAAGTGCTTGAAGCAGGGCATATGGTCGGTAATCACACGTTTAATCATCTTAATGGGTGGAAAACGGATGATTCGGTTTATCTGGAAAATATCCAAAAATGTCAGGATTATCTAGGCGTTGAAACATCCTTGTTCAGACCCCCCTACGGTCGCATTAAAAAGACGCAGGCTGCCCAGGTTATGGAAAATTATTCCATTGTCATGTGGGATGTGCTTACCGGAGATTTTGACCGTAAACTACCTGCTGATGTCTGCCTTAAGAAAACGATTCAATACACAAAACCTGGTTCGATCGTTGTATTTCACGATAGCCTGAAAGCTTGGCCAACCATGCGGTATGTATTGCCGCGTATGCTAGGCTATTTTGCAGAGCGGGGCTATGCGTTTAGGGCTGTTCCTCAACCTGTTTATGCTGGATACTAACCAGCCAGCACCAGATCACCCGTCGATTAGTATCCTGATTGCTGCCCGCAATGAAGAGGCAACTATTCTGGAATGCCTGCAAGCTATTGACCAACTTCATGACAGCCATAGAACGATAGAAGTGCTGATTGGGAATGATCAGTCTACGGACCAAACTGCTGGACTTGTAATCAGTTTTATCCACGAGCGACCCAATTTTCGGTTAGTAACTATCACTGAATCTGTTTCTGGCTTAAGAGGGAAGGCCAATGTACTGGCACAGCTGGCCCAACAGGCCCAGGGTCAACTTTTGTTTTTTACAGATGCAGATACACAAGTGCCGCCTGGCTGGTTGGCAGAAATGAGCCGATATCTTATCGGAAACGGAGGCATTGTTACCGGAGTGACCCTCCCCGAAGGCCCGAAATTTTTTCATAAACTCCAAACGATCGACTGGCTTTATAATCTGACACTGACACATTTAATGAGTAGTGTTGGCATACCCGTAACAGCGATGGGCAATAACATGGCCGTGAGTCAGACAGCTTACAAGGCTGTTGGTGGGTATGAATCGCTTCCTTTCTCCGTGACTGAGGATTATGCGCTATTTCGGGCCATTATAAAGCAGAAATATAGTTTTCGAAATCTTTTGGACGTGAGCGTGTTAGCTCGCACAAAACCTGTTCAGACAATCTCAGAATTTTTCCAGCAACGTAAGCGCTGGATGCGTGGCGCAGCCAATTTGCCCCTGTGGATGGTCGTGATGCTATACATGCAATACCTGACTGCTCCACTTTTACTTTTGCTAGCCTTACTCGCACCTGTACTTGCGCTTGGAATTTATTTGAGCAAATTGATGATCCAGACCATGGTACTTTCGTTTGGATTGAGCCGATTAAGGCAAACCAAGTTATGGCCATATGCGTTGCTGTTTGAAATTTACCAACTCATCATCGGGCCGCTATCGGTAGTATTTTACCTGTTGCCGACGAAGATTGTCTGGAAAGGAAGAAACTATAAGTGAAGAGTAAGGAATATGACTCTTATCGATACCCACGCCCATATTTACGATCAGCAGTTTATCGCCGATCAGAAAGCTATGCTTGATCGGGCTGAAATGCAGCAGATTAGCCAAATCTGGATGCCTAACTGTGCTCGCGAAACAGTATCAGGTATGATGGCTCTTGCTGACCAATATCCGGATCGGTGTTTACCAATGATGGGCCTACATCCCGCCTATGTCAACGATACGTTTGAGCAGGAACTGGCAACGGTTGACGATCAATTGAATCGACATGCCTTTATGGCTGTAGGTGAAATTGGCCTGGATTTTTACTGGGATATGACCTACGTAGATCAGCAGTTTATAGCCTTTGATACCCAACTTCGCTGGGCGTCTGAACAAAAATTACCTGTTTCTATGCACACTCGCTCCGGCCATGATCGGAACTCCTTCGCCGAAGCAGCTGACCTGATTGAGAAATTGGCACTGCCGAATTTAACGGGCATTTTTCACTGCTTTGTTGGAACGCTCGATGAGGCCAACCGGGCTATTGAGTTGGGCTTTAAACTAGGGATTGGCGGAGTGGCTACGTTCAAAAATGGAGGTATCGATAAAGTGCTGCCTCACATTAGTTTAGAACATCTCGTTCTTGAAACCGATGCGCCTTATCTAGCCCCTGTGCCGTATCGGGGAAAACGTAACGAACCCGCTTACCTGCAACTAATTGCACAGCGAATTGCTGATATCAAGCAACTGAGTTTTGATGAGGTAGCGCGTCATACGACTGCTAACGCATTATCGCTACTACCTACCCTATATGCCAATTTGCTCCCCAGTATTGACTAATGAACAGCTCATGGAGTATTCGACATTATCCATTTACTATTAATGCATTACAGAACCATTCACATTAATCCGACCTCAGCCAAACGTTCTCTTGCCTCTGTGTTAGTAATTTATACGGGAGGTACGTTTGGTATGGTTTATGATCCTAAGGCAAGTCAACTCGTGCCATTCGATTTCGAGCGGGTACTTGACCGTCTCCCCGAACTCAATCGGTTAGATTTCGATATAACTCTGCTTACACTACCCGAAATTATTGATTCATCGAATATGAAACCCGCCGTATGGGTCGAATTGGCGCGTATTATTCAGACGAATTACGAACTATACACCAGCTTTGTGATTCTGCATGGTACTGATACAATGGCCTACACGGCATCGGCATTGAGTTTTATGCTGGTTGGACTCAACAAACCCGTTATTCTGACTGGTGCGCAACTACCCATTGGGGTAGCCCGAAGTGATGCCCGTGAGAATTTTATTACTGCCCTCGAAATTGCAGCCGCTATGGATATACCTGAAGATGCTGACGCTCCGGAAAGTAGCCTTCCCATGGTGCCTGAAGTGTGCGTATATTTTAATTCGTTATTGTTACGAGGGAATCGATCTACCAAGCGGGAAAGCGTTCAGTTTAATGCATTTTCATCGGAAAATTATCCGCATTTAGCCACGGCTGGCGTACGTATTGACTATAATCGACCGTTTATTCGCCCTTACCAGTTTAACCAGTCCCTGACGCTCCGAACAGTACTGGACACGAACGTAACGATCCTGAAACTCTTTCCGGGTATTACACAACCGGTCGTGGAATCTATCGTAAACATCCCCAAACTGCGAGGTTTGGTACTCGAAACATTCGGAGCAGGTAATGCGCCTACAGACGCTTGGTTTCTAGACACAATCAAAGCCGCTATTGACCGTGGTGTGTTGGTCTTCAATGTGTCGCAGTGCGAAGGAGGGCGAGTTACGCAGGGCCAGTACCAAACCAGCAAGCAATTACTCCAAATTGGTGTAGTAAGTGGAGCCGATATCACGACCGAAGCTGCCATCACCAAACTTATGGTATTACTTGGCCGCGAAAGTGATCGGGGAGTAGTTGCTACAACCCGTTTGCGAACACTACTGGCTCAGTCAATTAGTGGCGAAATGAGTGAGTAGTCGATTTTTGCTGAGTTAGCTATTGCGTTTTTACGGTCAATCGTGCATCTTTGCACTCCGATTCGGCAGACCACCGAAATCATAGAGAGCTGCCAGAGTGGTCGAATGGGTCTGATTCGAAATCAGAAGTACTCGCAAGGGTACCGGGGGTTCGAATCCCTCGCTCTCTGCTTTAATTCCTGTAATTGGCTGAAATTTAGTTAATTACAGGAATATTTTTTTTGGTTGCAATTCTGTTTCAACTGCGTTTAATTTATGCTGATTGGATAGGGAGGTTGTAGACTATCCGCTAATTTATCACATGGACATCCTTCCGTGAGTTACCCCATGACAATCCACTACACCACCTGGATTTTCGACAAGACCTATGAATATTCCTTCTTTGTGTGTTCGGTCTATGAATTAACTGGTCCTCAATTTAGAATGCACTTGATTCTACATTATAATTAGACGTATATGGCTGCAAAACAACCAGACGATAATGATGGTGATAGAAACACTAAGGCCGACTTAATTGACTAGACTTAGTTCACTTACTTCTACAGGAGGCTTAAAATAGCTAGAGTTGCCATAGTGTTGGAGCAAGTTAGCCGTGTGCTGATAGAGTTCATTCATTTGTTGGTGTACCCGATTTGCACAAGAACTTCCATTCCATTCGGATTCACGAAATCGAACGTCAACCGTACCATCTTTTTGCAATGCTGCATCAAAAAAAACGATGTCACTGTTCAGTTTTTCAGCTAAACGAAAAATATTGGGGGAATATGGATCACCTAAATGATGATCAACCAACGCAACAACTGAACCACCCTGTTGCAGTATTCTTTTGGCTTTTTGTAGGACAAAAGAACCTGTATGGATAGCCGGTATCTTTTCAAGACTTCCCCAAACAGCAATGGAATCTTGAACAGATGGATCGCCTACTATGGCAACAGTGGGTTTAAATCCACACTCCATTAAGTAACGTAAGGCTACTTTAGATAGAGGAATATGGGTTGAACATAGCACCAAACCGTTAGGCCTTTGCTTAAAAAATAGCTCTTCACCCCGCCCATGGACAGGCATTGGAAAAGACCTTCCTTTACGGGTCATCACAGCCAATAGACCGTTTAGCCTGTAGGCATGATTAATCGCCCATGTATTAGTATATTTATTTTTTTGTGGTTTATATAAATAAGACATCACTCCAGAAACGGCATAAGCTACTATATACCAGTTCTTTAAAGGAAATAAAGTCGTAATTGCAAGAGCAACATATGTTTTGACGCTATTAGATAGACCCATAACGAACAAATTACCAAAGTTAAGATGTGGATTAACTATTTTGTAACTGATTGCCAATCTCTACTAATAAGACTAATGGTCAATTAGATTCATTAGTGATTTTTATTTGCCAATAAGTGTATTTGTATGTATAAAAACCAATTAAAGATAACTTATAGTTTTCATATTTTAAAAATAACAAATTGATAGTTATTTTTAAAATATGAAATGTAAAACGCCTGGCTAATCACTAACCGGGCGTTTTACATTTCCTGCCTAATCGTAAACTACAGACTACCTCTATACTACTACGCGTAAAAGCCAGCTATTGGCAAAGACTTCCTGCGTTTCATCTTTTCAAATAATTTATACGTATCGTTCCCCTTGAAGAATATTAAGCAGCTTTAGTAAGGCTTTGGGCTTTGGATGCGTAGGGTAGTTGGCCCAATCTTCGATAGCAATATCAGGGTATAGCTTGCCCAGCACGTTTAGAAAATTAAGTAACTCCTGACCCATCCGGGCAGCGGTTTCGACTCCGCAGTTGACGCCCGTATCAAACAACTCATTGGCTACTTTCTGATTGATTACCTGGTGAAGTTTGCTAACATCTTAGTAGTTTGCTTTGTAGAACACGCGGACGGATGTCTGCAATCTTGGATCTGAAGCGAGTAATTTACTGAGTAATATCGGCTCCAGTGTAAAGTCAGATCTGCGCATGGTTTCTTTCGTTACGCCGATCGTTGCCCAGCAGTGCCAATCTGGATGGAAGACGCGCGAAATACCCTTATACGTTTCTTCCCCTTGTCCGAAGGGTTATTGGCATAGCCGCTTGCTTTATCCATCGTCAGAATGGGCGTTTTTTCTGACCGTTCCAGTCTATCGGCGCGCCTTGTTCAGATTGGAATTCATGATACCAGTAAGCCAGATCTGGATTAAAGAAGGCGGGCAATGGCTGAGTTTTTGCCCATACACAAAAAAGACTTAGGGCAACACTCAGTAGCAGAATGACTGCAATGAGTCCAAGGCGTTCAGTTTTCATGTCTGCTAAGTCGGTTAAATTCAGAAATAGCCTGCTGGATTGAATCAGTGGGTGAGACAGTGGAGGAAGTAGGTACAGATGCTGAATTGGCCGACAAGTTATGGTCTTGGATTCCAGTGCTTTGCAAACCGTTTGATAAGGATATGGAGCTAGAATAATTCGTTGACCATTTATAGCGTTTTAAAAGAAAATATATAACGTTATGAATGGCAAACCTCACTTCGTTACCTATGCTAGCCACTACTGCTGCACAGTTCCGGTCAGTACGACCGGCTCATTATGGGCAGGTTATGGAGGCTGGCATTACAGAGCCTGTTCCTTTTTGATTAGTAAGCGTAGTGCGCTTCACAAATTCCACTACACTAATTCTACATGCCAGTTCATCCCACCTACAGTGAACTACGTAAGTAGCTCGTTTCCTTCTCGTCCGCTTCGTTCTGTTTTGCGCACCTGGCGAAAGATTGATGACCCCTTTGTGCTGCCTGGAAAATCCCGAAAATTAGCCGCCTAACCATCATGAGAATCGAGAAAAAATCTTTGCTCATTCCCGGTCCCTGGACCCTGATCGTTCTCATTTCTATGGCAATGGTCTGGCTCGTTATAAGTAGCCTGTGGGACATGATCTTTTAATTTGAGAGGCTGCTCATCGGAATTTTGTTCATTTTATAAAGTCATTTTACCAACCAGGATAAATTTTCCTGCTGAATACCTAAAGGTAGCCGATGTACCCGCCGAGAGAGTGGTGAGTACGACGCTATCGGACGCATTGGCAATGGCGGCACTTCCTGTTGATCCCGTTGGGCGTAATATAGTAATCTCATCCTGAAGGTTAGCCCGTGCATCATTCAGGGTATAGGTCAGCGTGGCACTACCTGCATGAACGCCCGCTATGATTAGTGTTCTTCCTGTTGTGCCTAATTCAAAGCTGGTTGCTGTAGAACCTGAGTACGTTGTTACGCTGAATTTGGGATCAATTACGTTCTGCTCTCGCCAGGTGCCCGCCGTCGTGCCTGCCACGACCCGGTTTCTAAAATCCCCCAAAGGGTTAGCTGTGGCATCTCCGCCCGTAACTGGATTTTGTATAACTGCCCCACTACCCCGCCAAATCACAAGAATCCTATCAACAATATTATTGTAGGTATTGACGTATACTTCAAGCTGTTTGGCGCCGGTTGCCGAGTTGTCCTTAACCAACATCACCTTGCTGACCTGAAGCCCAGCAAGTGCTCCTCCTCCGGTCGTCAGGTTCTGAATGACAGGTCGATCATTATATTGACTATTGACAAAAAATTCAGTTCGTAATACCCTGCCCAAATTGTCAGTGGCTACAAGCGTCAGATATCCTATTAGTGTCGATGTATTCGTATTAGGCGAGTAGGTACTTGACGCTTGGACGATCGTGTAATAACCAGTACCAGTGGGTTGGAAATATTGGTATTGGGGAGCAGGCCAAAAGGAATTTTCACCGTTAAGAGTAGCCGTCTGGCGAAAACTGGCGGCATTCCCCAATGCGCGAAGGTTGGTCGCTCTAGTATCACCCAGTTGAATGACATGCCAGGCGCAACCCGCAGCTGTCAGTTGAAAGGTGCCATGTGTACAAGTGGTCATTACATCACGTACCCGAATGTCGCCGGTAAAGTCCAGGATTCGTCCATCGGGCATGAAGACTGACAGCACATCATCTGCTCCATCGACAGACACTCCCTTTTTGTACTCCATGCTGATCGGTATACGCTCGTTCGTGACGAAAGAACGAAGGAATCGCTGCGTTGTTGATTGCCCTGAACGCTCGGTAACTGTACCCGCATAGGCGGTTAGGTCGGTGCCAGCCACACCATTGTTTGTCACTTTTAACGTGACTGAGCCGTTGTTGACCTCAAGGTGAATGAGCTTAAGTAGTGAGGTATTCGTAGGTCCACCATTGAACATGATTACAGGTCGGGGTAGGCCAGCGCTATTCGTTCCATCGAATGAGCATACCCCAGCCACGCGAAGGATTGGTGGCGTAGCTTCTGTCCAGGACATACCTACATATACGTTGCTGGATGAGACCATTTTCCCTCCCTGGATCTGTACCGTTGTATTGCCAGGCCCAGATGCGGTCAATGTGTGGCCTGAAATAGTAATCAGGTTGTTTATGAGCGTCCCGTCAGGCCGGTCGAAATCCTCGATTGGAGGATTGTTCGCATGTCGATCGCCTGCCAGATTTCGCTTGGTGTCTAATGCGCCAGACGGAAGGGGCAACCACGCTCGCGTACCATCAGGATACTTGCCAGCCAAGGGTGTACTTGGGGCAAGTTGCGCGGAGGTAGCAATGCCCGAAATAGTGTTAAATGGTTGCGTATCAAGATGATTACTTTGAGTTAGTAACATCGCGCCAGGACTGTTGGCCGTTGCGTCTGCGGCTATGCCTGCTAATTTGACCGTATTGGCCGCAATGCTATTGATGTGCATCGTCAGTATTGCTCCAGCACCAGCCGCATAACTAGCCTGAGTCAAGTTATCGAGTTGGTTGACCTGGTCCTGAATGTTGGCTGTAGCTGAGGAAATGCTGGCTAATTTCAGCGAATCAGCGCGTGGATAAAGACCATACTGGTTGTTGAGGTAATTTAATTTGTAATTGATTTGCGCAACTGGATCGTTTATCGTCTGCGCAAAACCAGATAGTGAGTCCAGAAGAAATAAAAGTGAAAGTAGCTTTTTCATTGCGACGGATTAATTAAAAAGTAAAGTCATTAAGTCTTGCCAAACACTCAGTATGGTAATGGGTGTGTAGCTATAGGGAGCTGTGGTAATTGCAGTTAAAGTAGTTGGTGAAGGGGCGAATGTGGCCCGTTTTTCGGTATACAAATTCGCACTATTGCCCGTGATACCATCCCGATTTATCTCCACATAAGCCGTTTCTGGCAAATCGGACGTTTTGTTCCATTTTAAGGCGGGCATTGGCCATAGAAATAAGAGTAGTTTTTTCATGTCTGATTTGTGTTACGGTTTTTGGGTAATTTTTCTACTCTTAAGCGCCAGCAGGACGGGTGATGGTGAATGATCTGACCAAATAAGTAATGCCCGATACGTGATCGAACGTAATCGTTGTGTCACTTGCCGGTAAAGTTAAAAAAACAGAAATCGGACGGGTACCCCCAGCGACGGCCTATGCATTAAAAGTAATTTGACAAACTCCATCGATTCGGATACACCTTGCGCTGAACCAGTAGTTCACCAAAGACATCCAGCGTCAAACCTGACGCCAATACACCATTGAAGAAAAAAAGAGATGAAAATCGTACTGTTAGTGGAGCACTATTACAGTCCTATGAACTGGGCAGTTGTCTGGTTGAGTGGGTCCACTATTGATACCATGAATCATGAGATAATGTAACGCCAGCGGATGCGTATTGGGGCCGTAAGGAGCAAATCTTAGTAGAGCGATAAAAAATCAAGCAGTCATCCATGATTAGTGGACGGAAAAGTCATATTTTTCAGCGCATACAAAGTGACTAAAACTATCTCTTCCCATTTTCACCCGCAGCTGTCCACTTTTGGCTGACGACATACAGTTTTCTGGTAGGTCGTCGGATGAAAATACTTTACTAAATGAAATTGATAACCCTCCACATCTATGAAATTCTTTTACCTGCCGCTACTGATGACGAACAAGCTGAACGAGTTTACTGGGAAATAAAGGAATTTATAGCCAGCCAAGGTAATAAGATTTCTATCACTCGAATCAGAGAGATTTCATATTGGCACAATGGAAAACAGCTAACTGAAACCGTTGGAGAAAATTCACCGACAAACGGAGAAACAGTTGCCGCTATTTTTGATGCACCAAACCCTTGCCTTATATGTACCTTCAGTCGGGGAGAGCCGATTCTGGCTGGAAAGCATAGCTTGATTTATGCATAGCCTTTTGACGATCCAACCCCTGAAGTTGATTAAGGTATGCCCTCTCAATATATGGATTATCGCCTATTGACGCTTCAACCCCAATTTCGGAGTTAACCGATGATGCTTGGGAAGTGGCAGACGAATCATGTGGAACTATTTAATAGTCCATCTCCATAAGCTTTGCACTATGAACCTCTGTTAAATATGGATTAGTAATAACCTTGATCCCCTCCTTTACTTGTATTTCCATATCCTAAATATAACGTTTTTACACGCACTCCCATGAAACACCTTTTTACCTTTTTTTTACTAATTTCTATTTACTCGGTTAAGGCGCAGAGGAATTATATCGCCAATACAGCTAATTCCGATTCGCCTGGCTTGGAAAATACCGTAGTTGGCGCTAGTGCTGGATTTACTAGTTTAACGGGTGGAGACAATAGCTTTTTTGGGTTTAGCGCCGGGCTTAATGCTGGTCCTGGTTATGACAATACGTTTATTGGAAGTTATGCTGGCGCAAATAGTAGGTTTGGTATCTCGAATACATTCGTAGGAAGTTTTTCCGGGTATTCGAATGTAGCGGGAGTTAGTAATGTAATGATTGGTGATGGTGTTGGGTATCAGAATAATGGAAGTTATAATACATTCATTGGTAATAATGCCGGGTACAATAATACAATTGGAAGTTATAACATATTTCATGGACACGTAGCTGGTTACAGCAACACTACGGGTTCCCACAATATCATCATTGGCCCTAACGCAGGAACCACTATTACAAACGGCGATGACAACGTTCTAATCGGCTACAGCTCCCAAGCTGAAGATGGCCTGCACAATGCCACGGCCATCGGATCCGGTTCCCGCGTAGTCATCAGCAACGCCCTGATCCTGGGCAATCAAGCTAATGTGGGCATCGGTACCTCAGCGCCCACAACCCGTTTAGAAGTTGTCAGTGAAACACCTGATAATAGTGGCCTGCGCTTATCCAATCTAACCACGGCCAGTCCGGCTACTCAGTCAACTGATCAATTTTTATCTGTTGATGAGAAAGGGAATGTAATCAAAGCAGGGTATAAACTTCGGATCAATAACCCGTCGGAGTGGAGCGATAAGGTATTTGTACCGGGCTATCAGTTGAAACCTTTATCGGAAGTAAAGAAGTTTATTGATGCAAATCAGCATTTGCCAGGAATACCTTCAGCTGTGGAGGTAGCAAAAGAGGGCGTGGATCTGGTTAAGATGAATGCGAAGCTGCTTGAAAAAGTTGAGGAATTGACGCTGTATCTACTTGAGCAACAGAAGGCCAATAAGGAGATGAAAGCGGAGATTGATGAATTGAGGGCATTGATCAAGAAATAATCCAATGAACCATAATGACTTGCTTACTCAAAAAAAGCTTCTTCTAACTAATCTATTAGAAGTCGATTATATCCGCAATTCGGATGGTATTGACCTGCCTATGTTGAATAGTTATTATGTATCAGAGTGGGCATTGATTACTGAACACTTGGAGATTGTTAGTCAGATGGAACAGTAGTAAATTATAAAATAACCCCATCTCCCTGGACAGGCGAGAAGACCACACAATACACAGCATGAATAAAGATCCAGAAAGTCTAAGTCCATCGGAACAGATTGACTACATACTTAAGATTTTAACTGGCAGGGTGGAAGTTGTAGTAATAACCAAATCTACACCTGACTGGTACTATAATTGCAGTCCAGCCAGCTGATGAGTATGGGTTGATTGAGAAGAGGACTAATATATACAGTCTAACAAGGGAGGGGCATACTGCCATAAGACTTGGCGGTAAAATAAGAGTAGCATCAAGGCGAGTAAAGATACTATTTTGACCGTTTTGCCTCTGAACATTTGTAGGTTACCCGCAGATTCGTTTATTTTGCGCTCCGTTTAGCGTTCTTAGTAGCCCCCCTGGTAAAATTCCGAATAAAAACCCAGTTTCAGAGGCCGTCAAAGAGGTGCAAGAAAGAGCAAAGTCGGAGATGTAAGTGACTCATAATCAATTATATAAATAAAAAAATAGAGAGGTGTCCGAGTGGTTGAAGGAGCACGCCTGGAAAGTGTGTATGCGGGCAACCGTATCGAGAGTTCGAATCTCTTCCTCTCTGCATTAATTCCCGTAATGAACTGTATTTCAGTTTATTGCGGGAATTTTTCTTTTTGAGATATAATCCTGCTTCAACAGCGTTTGATATGGATCAAACCCAAAAGTTGTGGAGCCAGTTGTATAGTCTAGATTTGTGATTTTGATCAACCCTAGAGCTGAGAACTGCATGCTTCAGCCAAGTAATGAGGTTAGCCATTTTGCTTCTTAAGCAATTACTCGATTAGCTATAAATGTATACCATGTTGTACGCAGCCATTAATAGTGTCAGACGATACCTAAGTCGCTATTGTTTCAAATACCTGTTTATAAATAACTAGCTTCCAAATAGGATGATCAGTATATCGACCGTTGCTTCAGTCAGGTATTAATAGATAGAATCCAGTATATTTTGCTGATCGGGGTTGAGCGCCCGTTGATTAATGGCAATAAATCTAATTTTATGTTGGCGTTACGTTTGGTTTCCTGGCGCCATTGTGAATGAAGCAGTAATCTCTCATTTTTCAATATAATTCGTTTTATAAAATGGGTTGCGATCTTTCAGAATGTAGACTGAGTCTTTGAAAATATGGATAGTTGAATAGCCTAGTAACTAAGAAAAATGGGATACGCTAATTGAGTATAGCAAAAACATGTAGTTTCGCCCTTCACCCAAAAATCCTGCCCCTCAATGAAGAAAATTTTACTTGGCTTTTTACTACTGACTTTGTTGAGCTGCCAACCATCCAAAACATACTATGAGAAAGTGGATGCATTAAGTGGCTATAAAGAGCTGACTTTAGATGCCCCCTACGAGGTACTGAAGAAAAAAGTTGATATGCGCCTAACGCAGTATGATCAGTGTAAGGCAACAAAGAAGTACGAGATAAAATCAGATAAGTATTTATTGATTGGTGCGGTTCGATTTGATAAAGTCGAACTGGAATTTGTAAGGGATAGCCTCTATAGAACGACCCTCTATACAAAAGACACCTATGAGACAGCGGCTCAACTACATGCCATGTATCGCAAGGAATTTGGTGAGCCTCATGAAGTAAAAGACGTCGGCTATAAATCCACAGAATGGAATGGCAAAAACCATACAATACATTTTGTCGATAGGGTACAAAGCAGTGACTTTGAGGTTGAATATGCCTCCAATAAGGGTTTACGTCGTTCAATCGACGAAGAAAGGGCATGTAATGAGCGAAAAGCCAAAAAAAGTCGGAGTGAATTATAG